ACAGACGCATGAGTGAACTCGATCTGTGCAAGCAGACGTTCCTTCTTGAGCGAAGCACGGAAGATACGCAACTCGACAGTGTTGTACTTGCCGTTGTAGCTGTTGTCCATGTTAAGACCAAGACGCCGAGCCTCACGAGAGCCAAGGTTGCACATATTAACCATGCGATAGCGCTCACCAGACTTACCCTTGACAGCCTTCTTGGGGTTGGTAAGGATGGACTGATGCTCAGCGGCGCAGTAGCTACGGGCTTGGTCATCGACAGATGGATGGCGACCAGCAATCTTACGAATGAAGTCGACGTTGCCATTGCTGTTGATGAACATGAGGAACTTGCCAAGCGTCAACTGCGTGAAGGCACGGGAGTCGATATGGACATGCATACCGCACTTGCCCGTGTTCCATGCACGATAGGTTGGATCGATCTCCCACGCTTTGAACTTCTCGATGTGCTTGGCTAGACCTTGCGGTGAAGTCACGACCTCGAAGCCATTGTAAGGAAGCGAGCCATCACTCTTGATGATGCAGTATGAGGTACCCAAGCGGCTACGCACAGACTCAGCGGCTGAGTTGGTGTCCGAGTCGCCTGATGTCATCTCAAGCTCAATGCCCATCGTGAACTCACCGAAGTGAGACGACGTGATGCCCGAAGGATCGTCAAGCACATGAAGCACATTGGTAGAGTACGACATGATTGGCTGGTTATGATCTTCCTCATCGTCATCGTCATCGTCATCGTCATCGTCATCACGCTCATACGAGTAGTAGCAGTCGTTACGCTCCGAGTAGTACGCATCGTCACGAGGCCAGTACTCATCATTGTCCTCGCAGTACACAGCGTCATCACTGAAGCACGAGTCACACCACGTGTCACGACGCACATCGTGCGTGTTGTTCTCGTCCTCGTAGTGACCGCAGTCGCAATGCACAATGCCTAGATCCATATCACGGACAGCATCGAATGCATTCTCCATATGGCTAGTGGCATCGCTGTAACGACCAGACAAGTCAAAGAACGCAGTGCTTAGCTGGTCATTGGTGACTGCCTCATCCCCTGCCTTGGCACGAGCAACAAGGTGACCGAAGTCACGATATGTCTTGCGAGCGAGGAGGAATTGAGCAGTGCTGCCATCGTAGTAGTACGAGTCCTTGAACTTAGCGCATGGGTTAGGGTCTGAGTAACCCGAACTGGAGTCATGACTCCTTGCGTAACCCTCAACGACTTTGTCGACACGAGAAGACAACAGACTGCGAGCCAAACGAGGAAGCTCCCCAATACTGCGAGGTGTCAACAGAGTACGCATCATCTGATGCATATCGTAACGATCATGGCACTCGGCAACGGCGTCTCGATAGGTCATGGCACGAGGTGCGAATTCCCCCTCACCCTTGACACGATAGCGTGAGGTACGAGTCCACACAGCTAAGTTGCCTGTAGTAATCAGATCGAGGGGCTTCTTACCCGCATCCATGTACTGCATCTCTGAGTAGACGAGACGTCTACGAGATGCGTTGTACACCATGTAGCGCTTGTTAAGCGATACGATATAGATGATCTGATCGAGGGAGTCAACGAAGTCCTCCATCACGAACCTAGTTATTTGAAACATATATTATTTCTCCTTGATTTATAAAGATCGGGGACAAGTCCCCGAATGAACTAACACACTAACTAACACGCCTGTTGCTCAGGCTAGCGATACCTCCATGTCATCTATTACATCGAACGAATACACCTCGAACGTGTTGTGCTCGCCCACGATTGGGTTGCCTGCATCGAACACATAGTGGGCATCCTTGTACTTCTTGAGTACCTCATCACGCATCGAGTCGGATAACTCAACTGGCATGACCACAGCGTTAGCCGTGAACGGGTTATTGAATGGGGCTGTGTATCTCCCGTGTATACGAATACGGACTACTCTCATGCTTTACTCCATTCCGTTATCTGAATCTGTGCCGAAGGTCATGAGGTGTGTGTGCATCAGATCTTCAGCCTCAGAGTGGGTATCAAACAGGTTGTTGCCGTTGATGTCATGGATGTAGTCGCCTGTGTCATCCTCGACCATGTACCCATCGTTTGTTTTGATTACTGTTAGTTTCATCTCATTTACTCCTGTTGTTGATTGCTTCCAGTGCCTCTTCAGCACACGCACGCCATGCGGCTTCGCTTATGAACCCTTGGCTTGACCATGATGGTGAGAGCTTGGTTTGGTCTGCGTAGTGTCGTATCGCTTCGATCACGAACGCCTGCATCAGCGGGTTGGGGTTGCTCATGAGCTTGTGTACAAGCTGCGTGTTGGACAGGTGTTTGACTTTGGTCATTTGCTTTCTCCTTGGTTAAAAACTAGATTCGGCGTACACGACTCGCCCTTGCTTCATGTGTTCGAAAATCGTTTCGGCTAGTGGTGCATAGAACAGGTGTAGGTCACGCTTGTACAAGCGCACATTCACGTTGTTAAATTCCTCTTGTGTCCCTCCTTGTTTGTGATATAGCTTGGCAAGTAATTCATGCAAGTCCCAAGCGTCTCGATCGTAGGCGACTTGCTTCCATCTTGGGTTTGCGTCATAGCGTGAGCCGAGGTAGGCATCGGCTGGCTTTGTAGTAACGGCACGATGCACGCTAAGGATGTTGATATCTAATCCCATGCTCACTCTCCTTTAAATGGTTTCTCTTTCATTTCTTTGAGTAGTACGTCAATGAAATCCATGTCGTGCGTACTGGCGTTTGAATCATCAAAAAGCTCGAAGAAATACTCCTCCTCAGGCGAGCCTCGGAAATCGTCTGGCACAAGCCAACTCATATACTCCCAAGCCCAGCCCCAATCTCTGTCGATGGTCAATTTGAATCTGAGCGTGAACCGCCCAATATGGATGTCTATTTGCGGTGCGTCTTGTATCCACTCTTTAGCTTGTCCTTCATAATTCATTTTGATTCTCCTTCGTAGTGTTCTTGTGCAGGCTCGAACTTAGGCGTAGTGCAACCGCCTTCTGCACGCAAGTCCTTGGCTGTGATGGCATAGTTATGCACTACGTCACCTTCTTTGTTAAACACGTAGAGGCTCAAAATACCCTCCCACACAAAAGCCTCGATATACCCGTTGTTTTTTCCGACATTGATGACGGCACTCTTGGTGTTGTTGTCAAGCATGGTTACGGATAGTTTCATTTTGATTCTCCTTGTAGGCAGGTTGCGGATGGTGAACGGCATTGCCCAAGCGCCGAACATTTCGGGGAGAAAGTCTCCCCAAAGATTTGTTGACAGTAGTTAGTCCCCCCCTAGGTTTAGTTTTGTCCATGTAGCTGGCACTGCTTCGTTCTTATCGAGCGCCTCAATAATCTTGAGTGCTCGCTTCATCTTGGCTATCTTGTCTAAGCGTGCTTGCGTAGGCTGGATTCCAGCTTGACGCATGATGGATTCCATCTCCTTTCTTGTCTTGGTCAATAATCTCACCTTGGCTGTCTCGTGCTGGTGGGGCAGCATCGTGCGTTGGAAGGGTATCTTGCGCTTGCCCCTTGGTGTGATGGGTACTGCGTCAAACAGCAAGGCTATCTTGTCTTTGACCCGTGCCGGTATCCAGTCTGTCCAGTGCTCGCCATCGTTGGGCAGTCCCTTGTCACGGGCTATCTGTATGGGCGTGTGATCGAGTGCCTTCGATGGGGCATCGAGCATAGCCACGAGCTTCTCCATGATGCGTATGTATTCGCTGAAAGCTAGCGCCCGTTCTGGGGAGACTTTCTCCCCGCCGTATTTCATGCCAACCTTGGCATTATTGATCTCGTAGCGCAGGGGTTGCAGCACCTTAAGCCATTCGGCTTCCCGCTGGGTTTTGGTTATTCTGCTCACCCGCAAGGATTCCTTGAGGTCAGCTACCTCTGCCTTGATGCGTTCGATCTCGGATTCGTGTAGCTTGCGCTCGACCAAGCGGTTGTGTAACTCGTTAGGCGTAAGTTTGATGTAGGTTTCGTACATGAGATTATTGACTCCAAAATTGAGGGGCGGCCAAATGTCCAACACTACAGGGCGTGGACTAAGAAGCGTGTAGGTTCTGAACCCGCACCAGTGCTAGCTTAGCACGAAAAGTGTCCGATGTATCTACCTTATTTCTGAACGGCTATAGCCAAACAAAAAAAGAAAGTCTTTGAGAAAGCGGAAATGCTCACCCCCTGATACATACATATCTATATCTATTTATATATTATATAGATAGATAGAAAGGACAGTTTTTGCGCAACGCTAGTGTTCATGCGGGTTAGAGGGTTACACGCAAATTAGTCAACGGGTTGTAGTGTTGGACATTTGGCCGTGTCTTGTTTTTTGCCTCAATAATCTCGCACTATAGTGCAGTTGGGGAGGAAGTCTCCCCAAAAGGCAGCTTTAGTTGAGCACTATTGTTCATCCATGCTATGTATTCCTGTGCGTTGAGGAAGACAAGCCCTCGCTTGTGCGGTGCTTGCTTGCGAAAGACATGGATGTGGTTCTGTGAGCCGTAGCTGATGGTTTGCATATGGTAGTCAAAGCCACCGACACGAATAGTGCCACGCTCTTTTGTGATGGGCTGAATGAGGTTACGCATGACGATCTCCTTTCAACGAATGATGATTGACATGGGGCGGTTGTTACGGCACGCCTCACGATATGCGTGATACATGATCTGTTTGATGAGGGAAAGGTGTTGTTTGCTCATGATTATTGACTCCTTGAGATTATTGAGTGAAACGAATTGGACAGGAAAAGAAACACCGCAAGAGCCTCGCCCTTGCGGTGATCTGGAGAATCGGGGAGAAAGTCTCCCCAGATTATTGAGCTTCTAAAGAAGTCAGGTAAGCACGCAACATCTTGATCTGATCTGCAAGCTTGGTAGCAGGGAAAGATGCCAAGGCATTGTCGCAAGCGGTGCGTTGCTCTGCGGTGAAGCGCACCACAGGTTTCTTGCCACTTGATTTCTCAGGGCGACTGATGTGGTAGCGGAACTTTGCCTTGCCCGCATTGACGGCTAGTTCCTCGTTGCGTGAGCGTTCTGTGCGCTTCATGCCGAAGGCATCAGTTGCTTGCTTGAGCGTCATGCTTGGCATGGTCTTGCGTGAATCGGTGTAGCCGACAATGTAGTTGCACACATAGCGTTGTTCCCAGTTCGCCTTGCCGTCAGAGTCTAGCCGTAGGTATTGCTTGTGGTACTCATCACTTGCGTTGAGTGTCATGCCATCTGATCTGCCACAGCCCTCTGCGAATTGCTCGAATGAAAGTGTGATTGCTTTAGCTTTAGTCATGGTGTTCTCCTTGAATTGACTAATGGTTGTATCGGGGAGAATGTCTCCCCGTATCGGCTGGGCTATCTCCCAACCGATGTCTCTATATTACCAAATGGGTACTTTATTCTGCTTTGGGGGCTATATCTGAATACAAAGAACCCCACCCATCCCCCACTCCCCTATGTGAGAACGTGGTAGCTAGCGGCTATAAACACTGTTTCATAACCACAAATCCAATTTTTCAAATTCCTGACCGCAACACCCCACCCCCCATAAAATTTTAAAAAATTTCTAAGGTACCATGTCAAACGTTGGACAATACTATATAAAAAAATGCCCCACCAGCGTCAACTAGTGGGGCAAAGAGGATGGCAACCATCCATCAAGGAGAAGCAACAGAACAAAAACTTGCACCATTGCCGAAAAGAAGTGTACACTAACTGCAACGAGGCAACAAGCGCCAAGTGAGCGCCCGCAGGGGCAGCTCCGGCGCCAACCTACGCAATGCTAGAACATTTGATTAACGGCGAGTTTGAACCAAGCGTGGTCGATATGACCACGGCTACGCCGTTGCCTTTTGCTGACGCAGCGCCAGCAGACATCATTGACGCACAAGTCCAAACGGCAAACTGGCTAAAAGAGTTAGAGCTAGACGACGATGAAGCAGAGTCCAAGGCAGACGCTCAGGCGGCAAGGAATTCCTTTGCTTCTTTAGTCACAGGCCAGCCACCACAGAACACACAGCAAGCGCTTGCTAACATTAAGGCTCCTGCTGCGGTGCAGCATTTAGTGGGTATGCTCACTGCCTACGATTGGGCGTTTGTCGAGCAGGCCAGAGAGCTTAGGGGCTACGCAGTGGCTAAGATCCTAGACGAAGTCAAACATCCAGACGCACGCATACGCCTTAAAGCATTGCAGATGTTGGGGACGGTGACGGAGGTGGCGCTGTTTACTGAACGGGTTGAGGTCAAAAAAGAAACCATGTCGGACGTAGAGCTAGAGACACGCATTAAAGACAAGCTCAACAGGTTCATGGGTGTGATCGATGTGGTTGATGTGACGCAAGAGAAGACAGATGAAGCCTGAAAACTTCACAACACTGACCAAACTTGAGCTAGAGGCTATGGCCAAGGCTCTGCCGCACATGAGCGTCAAAGAAAAGATGGAGTTGTTTAATGACCTAGAGCTTCGGGAGTCCCGCGCCAAACTGCAGGCGGCTAAAACAAACATGTTGGGATTCGCTACTGCCGTATATCCGGGCTTTAAGATCGGCCCACACCACAAGAAGCTGGCCAAAATCTTCACAGATGTGGTTGAAGGACGCAAAAAGCGCGTGATTATCAACATCGCGCCTCGTATGGGTAAGTCTGAGTTCTCCTCATACCTGTTCCCTGCTTATTTTTTAGGCAAGTACCCTGAGAAGAAGATCATTATGGGCACGCACACTGCGGGTTTGTCGGAAGATTTTGGGCGGCGCATCAGGAACTTGATCGATTCGGAGGATTACCGTGAAGTTTTCCCCAACACTATGGTGGCAGATGACCAGAAGGCTGCCGGTAAGTGGTCTACAAGCGCTGGCGGTCAGTACTACGCTGCTGGTGTCGGGGGCGCTCTTGCTGGTCGTGGTGCTGATCTGTTCGTTATTGATGATCCTCACTCGGAGCAGGACGTAAAATCCAACTCTAGACTCGCGTTTGATACAGCTTGGTCTTGGTTCCAGACTGGCCCCTTGCAGCGTTTGATGCCGGGCGGTGGGATTATCATTGTGATGACCCGTTGGTCGCTGTTAGACCTGACTGGGCGCCTGATTGACTACCAGACTAAGAATCCAGAGGCTGTTCCATGGGAGATTGTGGAGTTGCCGGCCATTTTGAACGAGAACGAAGACGACGAGAAGTCCCTATGGCCAGAGCAGTGGTCACTTGAGGCGTTGAAATCGACAAAAGCCAGTATTGACCCGCGTTATTGGAACGCGCAGTACATGCAGCAGCCTACAAGCGAGAACTCGGCCATTGTGAGCCGTAAAATGTGGCGTATTTGGGAGCACGACGACCCGCCAAAGTGCGAATACGTCATTCAGTCTTGGGATACGGCGTTTGAAACCAAGAACAACTCCGACTACTCAGCCTGCACCACGTGGGGCATCTTCTACAACGAGGAAGAAAATGATTCACCACAGCTTATTCTTTTGGATGCGTTCAAAGACCGGATGGCTTTTCCCGAACTCAAGGTCGTTGCGCTCAAACAGTACAAAGAGTGGGAACCCGACGCGTTCATTGTGGAGAAAAAGGCGGCTGGCGCACCACTGATCCAAGAACTTAGGGCACTGGGGATCCCAGTCCAAGAATTTAGCCCATCAAGGGGCAACGACAAGATGGTGCGTGTCAACGCGGTTGCAGATTTGTTCAGTTCAGGTAAAGTCTGGGCACCCGATACACGCTGGGCACGGGAAGTGATTGAAGAGATGGCCGCGTTCCCAGTTGGGGAGCATGACGACTACGTGGACACGACAACACAGGCGCTGCTGCGCTTTAGGCAAGGCGGCTTTATCAGTTTGGACACGGATGAGAAAGATGACCTTGAGATCTTTCGCCGCAGGAAATACGAATACTACTAGGAACACACATGGCAACGAACATCGACAAAGCGCTGTACCAACAACCACTGGGCATTGACGCGTTGGGCGAGCAAGAGTCCCCCTTGGAGATCGAGATCGTTGATCCCGAAGAAGTTACCATTGGTATGGACGGCATGGAGATTAGCCTCAAGCCCGGAGAGGACGACACCGAAGAAGGCTTCGATGACAACTTGGCTGAGTATATAAAAGACGGCGCATTGCAGTCGTTGGCTGGGGACTTGGTGTCTGACATTGACAACGACAAGAATGGCCGCAAGGACTGGGAGAAGACCTACGTTGATGGGTTGAAACTACTTGGCCTTCAAATAGAGGAAAGAACAGAACCGTGGAACGGCGCATGCGGCGTGTTCCACCCCATGATTACAGAAGCCGTTGTGCGCTTTCAAGCAGAGACAATCACTGAGACGTTCCCAGCCCAAGGGCCTGTGCGCAGCAAACTCATCGGCAAAGAAACGCCAGAGATGAAAGAAGTTGCGTCTAACGTTGAAGACGACATGAACTACGAGTTGACGGAAGTCATGACGGAGTACCGCGCTGAACACGAGCGCATGCTCTGGTCACTACCGGCCACAGGCTCAGCGTTTAAGAAGGTCTACTACGATCCCAATTTGGGACGTCAGGTGTCGATGTTTATTCCTGCGGAAGATATGTATCTGCCGTACGGCACAACAGATTTGGATACTTGTTACCGCATTACACACGTGATGCGTAAGACCAAGAACGAGATTATTAAGCTCCAGCAAGTTGGGTTTTACGTTGACATTGACTTGCCAGACTCGCCCAAAGACCTGACAGACATTCAGAAAGCCAAGGACAAAGAGACAGGCTTTAGTGACTTGAACGACGACCGCTACACCCTGTATGAGTGCCACGTTGATTTAAACCTTGAGGGTTACGAAGACAAAGACGACGCAGGTGAAGAGACCGGCATCATGCTGCCGTACGTGGTCACGTTGATTAAAGGCTCTAACGACATCCTGTCAATTCGCCGCAACTGGAAGGAAGAAGATGACCTTCGCCTCAAGCGCCAGCACTTTGTGCACTACCAATATATTCCGGGTTTTGGAGCTTACGGCTTCGGGCTGTTCCATCTTATCGGAGGCTTTGCTAAATCCGCTACATCCCTCATGCGCCAGCTTGTCGATGCAGGAACACTCAGCAACTTGCCCGGCGGACTCAAGACACGGGGTCTTCGCATCAAGGGTGACGACACACCGATCGCCCCCGGAGAGTTCCGAGACGTAGACGTTGGCTCGGGCACAATCCGCGACAACATCTTGCCGCTTCCATACAAGGAGCCAAGCCAGACGCTGTTTAACTTGATGCAGACTATTGTTGATGAAGGCAGGCGTTTTGCCGCAACTGCTGACATGAAAGTCAGCGATATGTCTGCGCAGGCCCCCGTGGGAACCACACTTGCGTTGTTAGAAAGACAACTGAAAGTAATGACTGCGGTGCAGGCTCGTGTGCACTTTGCCCTGAAGCAAGAGTTTAAGCTCTTGAAGAACATCATCCGCGACTACACCGACGCTGATTACACATACACACCCGAGTACGGTACTCGCAAAGCTAAAAAAGCCGACTACGACTTGGTGGACGTGATCCCCGTGTCAGACCCCAACGCTGCGACCATGTCTCAGCGCGTTATTCAGTACCAAGCGGTCATTCAGATGGCACAGATGGCTCCGGACATCTACAACTTGCCAGAACTTCACAGGGGCATGCTTAACGTATTGGGCATCAAGAACGCCGAAAAACTCGTGCCCATTGAGGACGATCAAAAGCCAACAGACCCAGTGCAAGAAAATCAAAATACGCTCAAGGGTAAGCCCATGAAAGCGTTCTTGCATCAAGACCATACTTCGCACATTCAAGTGCACATGATGCTCTTGCAAGACCCCCTGATTCAGCAGTTCATTGGCCAAAACCCACAAGCCCCCAAGATCATGGGTGCAATCACTGCGCACATTGCAGAGCACGTTGGTTACCAGATGCGTCAGAAGATCGAGCAACAACTGGGTATGCCCCTACCGCCCGAAGACGAGAAGTTGCCACCGCAAGTGGAGATTGCTTTGTCGGGCATGATGGCTCAAGCCGCGCAACAAGTATTGCAACAAGATCAAGCCAAGGCGGCTCAGATGCAGGCACAGCAACAAGCCCAAGACCCCGTGTTGCAGTTGCAGATGCAGGAGTTGCAACTTAAAGGCCAAGAGCTGGAGTTGAAAAAACAGAAGTTGATGATGGATGCCGCCGCCGCTTCCGACAAACAAGAGTTGGAAGAACAAAAAGTCATCGGTCAACTGCAATTGGAATCTATGCGTGTTGGCGCACAGATCAAAGAAAGCCAAGCCAAGCAACAATTTGAGCAAGAGCGATCCGGTATTCAAATGGGCGCTGACATCGCAAAGAACCAGAAGCAAATGGATTTGCAAGCACGCACTACGGCACTGCAGCACACGTTACGCAACCAACCCAAAACGGAACCTAAATCATGATCCAAGACTTCGTACGCGTATTACGTGAAAAAATACGCACTGACATGAACAACTATGCCGATGACTTGGCTGGGGGTTCGTGCCGTACTTTTGAAGAGTACCAAAAACTCTGCGGGATTATTCAGGGTCTAGCCCTCGCAGAGCGCTATTTAATTGACCTTGCGCAGAAAGTTGAAGAATCAGATGAGTGACATTGATCTAACCCCCGGTGCTTTTGCACTGCCTGACCCCATCCAAGCTTTGGATGCACCTGAACCTGACTCTAGCGATGAACAAAAAGCCACGCAACTCCCCATCCCCACGGGTTGGAAGATTCTTTGCGCTGTGCCAGATGTTGACGAAAGAATTGCAGGATCAAGCCTGTATAAACCAGTTGAGTTTATGCGCCAAGAAGAACACGCCACCACGGTGCTGTTTGTCTTAAAAGTTGGCCCCGATGCGTACAAGGACACCGCCAAGTTCCCCAACGGAGCATGGTGTAAAGAGGGTGACTTTGTGTTAGTACGTACTTACTCCGGTACAAGATTCAAAATCTTTGGTAAAGAGTTCCGTCTCATCAACGACGACCAAGTTGATGCTGTTGTGCAAGACCCCCGCGGCTTAACCCGCGCTTGAAAGGAAGAATATGGCTGAACCGTACAAGTTCCCCGACGAAGTCGAGGACAAAAAAACATCAAACGTGGAGTTTGAAATAGAAGGCGAAGGCGAGATAGAGATTGAAATCGAAGACGACACGCCCGAGCGTGACAGGGGCCGCAAGCCCCTAGACCGGGAAGTGCTTGATCCGACCGATGAAGAAATCGAGTCTTATTCTGACAAAGTCAAGGGGCGCATTAAAGAGCTGACCCACGCCCGTCATGACGAGCGCCGTGTCAAAGAAGCAACAATGCGTGAGAAGCAAGAACTTGAGCGTCTTGCACAGCAGTTAATTGAGGAGAACAAACGCCTCAAGCAAAACGTCTACACAGGGCAAGAAGCCATCATTGAGGGTGCTAAGTCAAAGGCCGAAAGTGAGCTGGATAAAGCCCGTGGCAGACTCAAAGCAGCACAAGAATCGTTCGACACAGATGCCATCATTGAAGCCCAAGAAGCTGTGATGGACGCAAAGATTCGTGCTGAACAAGTAAAAAATTATCGTCCTACCCCTTTACAGGAAGAAAATTTTGAGGTACAAACTACTCAAGCCCAACCTTCAAGGGCTGAACCGGACGAAAAAACTCTGCGCTGGCAGGCAAAAAACCAGTGGTTCGGACAGCAAGGGTTTGAGGAATACACCAGCTACGCACTAGGGCTGCACCAAAAACTAGTCACAAACGGAGTGGATCCCCGCTCTGCTGAATATTTCGATCAAATTGATGGTCGCATGAAGTCAACTTTTCCGGATTTATTCGGTCAAGCAAATGACAAGCCAAGGTCTGGTGAGGTTCAAAAACGACCTACGACAGTGGTTGCCTCTGTATCTCGTTCTACGAGTGCAGGAAAAATTAGGCTAACTCAAACGCAAGTAGCGTTAGCGAAAAAATTTGGTTTAACCCCACAGCAATACGCTGTTCAAGTAGCAAAGTTGGAGAATTAAAATGGCTGAAACTATTGACCGCTCAAATCGTGACACTAAATCACGCGATAAATCTGCTCGTACGGTATACGTACCACCGAGCAACCTGCCCGATCCGACACCTGATCCAGATTACGAGTTTCGCTGGGTAGCGACTCACGTGCTAGGTCAGCCATTAGCCAACAACGTGTCTTTACAGATGCGCGATGGTTATGAGCCGGTGAAAGCAGTGGATCATCCAGAATTGGCTTTGTTTGGCAACAACGCAAACGGCAATGTGGAAATTGGTGGGCTGATGCTTTGCAAAGCCCCCAAGGAACGCATCCAAGCCCGCGCTGAGTATTACAACAAGCAAGCCCAAAACCAGATGGATTCAGTTGACAATCATTTCATGCGAAATAACGACCCTCGGATGCCCTTGTTTGCTGACCGCAAGTCAACATCAAGTCGCGGACAAGGATTTGGTTCAGGTTCTAAATAAAGGAGTCTTTAAATGGCTTATCCGGTTATTGACGCCCCTTACGGGCTAAAACCGATCAACTTGATCGGAGGTCAGGTATTTGCGGGTTCTACTCGTGAGTATCCGATTACTAACGCTTACGCTACAAACATTTTCTACGGTGATTACGTAGGCTTGTCTCGTGGTGAAATCGTTCGTTTGTCTGTGTCTACTGGCACAGCAGGCAATCAAACAGGTGTCTTCTTAGGATGCCGTTTTACAAACCCTGTCACTAAACAGTTGACCTTCTCGCAATACTGGCCCGCATCTACTGCGGCTGGCGATGCAGTAGCCATTGTCAGTGATGATCCCGATGCAGTTTTTAAGGTTGTGGTTTGCTCTGCAACTACTGCTGTTGCTTCTGGTGCCCGTGCAATGATTGGTCAGAATTTGGCCATGATTAACAACACAGGTAACACTGCAACTGGCGACTCTAAGAACGCAGCGTTGGCCCCTAGCGATACACCCGCTACCACATCATCTTTGCCCGTTCGCGTGCTTGGTTTGGTGCCTGATACGGCTGTTTCACTTGGAACTGTGACGTATACCAGCATTTCTACCGCTACTGTAACTTGCTCGGCTCTGCCGTTTGCGTTACCTGTCGGTACTGACGTTGGCTCGCTGGATTCAAACGGTCAATACGTTTCTTCCGGTTCTTTCGTTGACACCGCCGCAGCCGCCGGTGCTACATCGTTTATTTTGAATCAAGCTCCTGTTGCTACATTGAACACTAACATTGTGTTGATGCAGTACCCAGAGATTCTGGTCAAAATCAACTTTGGTCAGCATCAGTATTATGCTGGCACCAGCATTGCTTAAGGAGTAAATTACTATGGCAATTTCACGCGCACAACTACTTAAAGAACTGCTCCCGGGCCTCAACGCCTTGTTTGGCTTGCAGTACGCTACTTACGGCGAAGAGCACAAAGAACTCTACGAAACAGAGAAATCTGAGCGTAGCTTTGAAGAAGAGACCAAACTTTCTGGTTTCTCTGCTGCTCCAGTCAAGAACGAGGGTTCAGCCATTGCTTATGACAATGCGCAAGAAGCGTTCACGGCTCGCTATAACCACGAAACCATCGCCTTGGGTTTCTCAATCACTGAAGAAGCGGTTGAAGATAACTTGTACGACAGCTTGTCTGCTCGCTACACCAAGGGCTTGGCTCGTGCTATGGCTTACACCAAGCAGGTTAAAGCTGCATCCGTTCTAAACAACGGTTTCAGCGCAGCCTACCCCGGTGGTGATGGTGTTGCTCTGTTCTCTACAGCGCACCCATTGGTGTCTGGTGGTACTAACAGCAATCGTCCTTCAACCAATGCTGACTTGAATGAAACATCGTTGGAAAACGCTGTGATTCAGATCGCCGCTTGGACTGATGAGCGTGGCCTGTTGATCGCTGCTAAGCCTAAGAAATTGATCGTGCCTCCAGCACTTCAGTTCGTTGCTACTCGTTTGCTCGAAACCAGCCTGCGTGTTGGTACAACAGACAACGACATCAACGCGTTGAAGAACAACGGTTCAATTCCTGATGGTTACACAATCAACCACTACCTGACCGACACAAACGGCTGGTTCTTGACAACTGACGTACCTAACGGCTTGAAGCACTTCGAGCGTATGGCACTGTCTACGTCAATGGATGGAGACTTCGACACTGGAAACGTTCGCTACAAAGCACGTGAGCGTTATAGTTTTGGTTGGTCTGACCCATTGGGTGTCTTCGGTTCACCCGGTTCGTCCTAATATTTCTTCGGAAATATGTAAAGGGGGCCTTGTGCCCCCTTTTCTTTTGGTGTATATTGACTTTAATCCGGGCTTTCCGGTGCATCAAACAGTCCCGGCTGACGACATACAGATTGATGCACTTAACTTGTATGTAAGGAAATATCATGGGATTCGCAACACACCTAGGCCCTTGGCTGCTTGGTACAACCAAAAACACCACTGGCACAACAGCCGCTACAACACGCAACACTGGCTGCACAGTAGTTTCTCAATCAGCAGACGTTGTGTTTGGCACATTGACCGGTAACGCTATTGCCGTTCCTGCTGGTTCACAAATCATTGACGTTAAAGTTGTTACAACTACTGTTTTTAGCGCAGCTACAACCTGCAAATTGAGCATTGGTGGTACAGACTTTACTACCACAGGCACTATTACTAGTGTGGGTAGCGTGGCTTTGGGCGCTAATGCAACAACTCCCGGTGGTTGGTTGAATGTTGGTTCAACAGACACATTCATTACTTATACACTGGCTGGTACTTCCTTAACTACTGGCGCTGCAACTATTGTTATCACTTACGCTGTACGTGACGCAAGCGGCAATCAAGCCCAACCTGCCCAACAACAGTAATTAGTCTAGGGGGCTTTGGCCCCCATTTACAAGGAGATTAATTATGATGCAAACAGACGTTAAATCAGGCGCGGCGGCAGCTAATGCAACTACCACTATTTTTGCTGGCCCAGCCCGTATTAAGGGTGTCTCGATTAGCTATTCAACAGGCGCAACAGTTGTATTAAATGACGGCACAGGCGGCACAGCCATGTTCTCTTTTACTGCGCCAGCGGCGGCGGGTTCTATTTACATGGTATTCCCCGGAGAAGGTATTAAATGCAGTACCAATATCTCTGCGGTAGTATCGGCAACAACTACAGCGGTTGTGTTCTATGGCTAAGAAAAAAGGCCCCGTCCTATCAGTTGGAAGAGGTGAGAAATTGCCCGTATCCAAGGGGGCGGGCTTGACTGCCAAAGGCAGGGCTAAGTACAACGCGGCTACAGGTAGTAACCTGAAGGCTCCACAGCCCCAAGGCGGTAAGCGCAAAGACTCGTTCTGCGCACGCATGTCAGGTATGCCCGGCCCTATGAAAGACGAGAAGGGTAAGCCCACCCGTAAGGCGGCTGCTCTTGCAAGATGGAAATGTTGATATGACTGAGCATACAGACAACGTAAAAAATGTACTAGATGTTGTGGCAATATTCACAACTGTTGGAACTTTCTTTGAGGTAATTTCACCTGTGTTTGGATTTATTGGCGCGGTTGTTGGCTTGATGCGTATATACGAGATGGCCACCGGCAAAGAATTCAGCACGCTTTTTAAGCGAAAGAAAGACGATGCCATCGACAAGTAAAAAACAACACAACTTCATGGCGGCTATAGCGCATAACCCTGCGTTTGCCAAGAAGGTAGGAATTCCGCAAAGCGTTGGAAAAGATTTCAACGAGGCGGACAAGGGTAAGAAGTTTGGTTCTGGCGGGGCAACCCGTCCAGATATTCAGAAGGTGAACAAGCCTAAAACCGATCACGGAAAAATGGCTTTTTTTAAAGAAGGTGGTAATACTATGGCTAAGATGAATCCCGGCTTCATGGCAATGATGGCTAAGAAAAAAGGCGCACAAGAAGGCTCTAAAGCTGACATGGCGACAGACAAAAAACAAATGATGGGCATGAAAAAAGGCGGCATGAAAAAAATGGCTGCTGGTGGTTCTGCTTCTGCACGTGCTGATGGTGTTGCTACAAAAGGCAAAACCAAAGGCACAATGATTGCTATGAACAGGGGCGGCAAAGCCTGCTAAGACCATGATGGCCAGCCGTGGGATGGGGGACATCTCCCCCTCTAAAATGCCCAAGGGCGTCAAGAAAGCCCGGCGGGACGATACTGACTTTACCCAGTACAAAGAGGGTGGGAAGGTGAATGCGGCTGGCAATTACACAAAGCCAAGTCTTCGTAAGAAGATTGTGTCTCAGGTAAAAGCGGCGGCTACGCAAGGTACAGGGGCAGGTCAATGGTCAGCCCGCAAAGCACAGCTTGTTGCTAAGAAGTACAAGGCGGCAGGTGGGGGTTACCGAGATTGAAAGCGCCTCAGAAATCATTGAAGGATTGGGGCGACCAGAAATGGAGAACCAAAAGTGGTAAAAAATCTTCTGACACGGGTGAGCGATACCTTCCTAGTGCTGCGATTAAAAGTCTCAGCCCTGCTGAGTACGCTGCGACAACGCGTGCAAAACGTGCTGGCAAAAAAGCCGGACAACAATTCGTAGCGCAACCGAAAACGATTGCAAAGAAAACGGCGGGGTTTAGATAATGGCTACCAAGAACTGGATTAAAGACGCAATCAAGAAGCCCGGTGCTTTGCGCTCTGCTCTTGGCGCTAAAAAAGGTGAACCGATTCCTGCAAAGAAGCTAGCCGCCGCTGCAAAAAAACCCGGTAAGATGGGGCAGCGTGCGCGTCTGGCTCAGACCCTTAAAGGCATGAAATGACAACTTCAGGAACCGCAGCGTTTAACCTTGACCTCACTGAGTTGGTTGAGGAAGCGTTTGAACGCGCTGGTTCAGAGTTGCGCACGGGTTACGACTTGCGTACAGCCCGTCGTTCGCTTAATTTACTCTTCGCAGACTGGGCAAACCGTGGTGTGAACATGTGGACGTTTGAGCAGGGGACAATTAACCTGACTCCGGGTCTGAACACCTACGCACTGCCTGTAGACACAGTGGATCTACTTGAGCATGTAATCCGTACGGGCGCGGGTAGCGCATCTACGCAGGCTGACCTGACCATCACGCGTATCAGTGTTTCTACCTATGCCACGATCCCAAACAAATTACAGCAAGCCCGCCCTATTCAGGTGTGGTTTCAGCGTTTAGATGGTCAAACATCGTCCGTAGGGACTACATTAAATGGTGGTATTTCTGCAACAGACACCACAATTACGTTGACTTCAGTGGCTGGATTACCCGCTACAGGGTTCTTGTTGATTGAGTCTGAGACTGTTCAGTATGGCTACATCTCTGGCAACGCGCTTTACAACTGCTTCCGTGGGCAGAACGGCACGACTGCCGCGGCGCACTCAACTGCCGCCGCTGTATATACACAAAATCTACCCTCTGTGACCCTCTGGCCTACCCCAGACAACAGCACAACGTATCAGTTTGTTTACTGGCGCATGCGCCGGATTGATGATGCTGGCGGGGGTGTACGCACGATGGATGTGCCTTTCCGCTTCCTGCCCTGTATGGTGGCAGGCTTGGCCTACTACTTGGCTCTTAAGATTGAGGGCGGCGCTGAGCGCCTGCCTGTCTTGAAACAACAATACGATGAAGCTTGGCAGTTGGCATCAGACGAAGACAGAGAAAAAGCAAGCGTCCGATTTGTACCACGCCAGCAATTTATAGGTAGCGGTACATGAAGTCAAAGCGCGTTACCGACACTGCGTACCACAAGGCGTACTACGAGGCCAACAAAGCCCGTATTGCAGCGGTTAAACGCGCTTATAGGGCGGCTAACAAAGAGAAAATTATTGCCGATAAACGGGCTGCATATCTCGCTACACGAGAAGCAAGCCTAGCGCAAAAACGAGAGTACAGACAAGCAAACAAAGGCAAAATAAACTTTTTGTGTGCGATGCGCAAAAAAGTGGTTAAACAGCGCACACCTGCGTGGCTTTCCCCATTTGACCGGTTGAAGATTAAATGTTACTACTCGGTTGCGGCTATGCTGGCGCGTAACAACAAAGAACCGTGGCATGTTGACCACATAATCCCACTGCAGGGTAAACTTGTGTCGGGGTTACATGTACCAAACAACCTTCAGTTTTTGCGTGGCGTAGACAACATACGTAAGAAGAATAAGTTTGAGGTGGCGCATGGGTAATCGTTTTGCTTCTGGTAAAAACAGTATTGCTATGTGCGATCGTTGCGGTCAGCAATTCAAATTGACAGCGCTTCGTAAAGAGATACAGAAGACTAAGATTTATAATTTGCTTGTGTGTTCTACTTGTTTTGATCCCGACCAACCACAGTTATTGCTCGGTATGTATCCAGTTGATGATCCACAGGCAGTGCGTAACCCACGCAAGGACACAACGTACGTGACGGCAGGGGTCAGTGCTACCGGTAGTTTGACTGGTGGATCACGAGATACTCAATGGGGGTGGGCACCGGTTGGCGGGGCTAGTATTTTTGATGCAGTTTTGACCCCCAACTACTTGGTGGCAACGACAAATGTTGGTACAGTTACAGTAACAGTTTCATAGGAGCTTAATATGGCAAAAGAAGACATGAAGTCAGACAAGAAGCAAAACGTTGCTCTGATTAAAAAAGCGTTCAAGCAGCACGACAAGCAAGAACACACGGGCGGCAAAGGTACATCTTTGAAGTTGAAAAAGGGCGGCCCCACAACCGATGACCGCATGCGTTTAGGACGTAATCTGTCCCGCGCTGCAAATCAGGGGAAATAACATGGCCAAAATTAACAATCTTCCAGCTTCCGCATACGCCAAGCCCCACACCATGAGTGGCGCGCCTGTAGGTATATCTGAGAACCCCGGTTCTGGCGCTAATCGCAGCAAGCTTGACAACTTTGATGTGAGCGTTGGCAACATCAGCAAATCTGCCGGTAACGAGCCTACTAAAACATCCGGCATCAAGATGCGCGGCACAGGCTGCGCTACCAAAGGTGTTATGTCACGCGGCCCTATGGGTTGAGGTATACATGAATTACACCGCACTCAGCAACGCTATTCAAGCGTACACGGAGAACACGGAGACAAGCTTCGTGGCGGAGATTCCTGTCTTCGTGACTCAGGCTGAGCAGCGCATTTATAACTCGGTGCAGTTTCCGTCTATCCGCAAGAACGTGACAGGCGTGACCACGGTGAACAATAAGTATTTGCAGTGCCCACTGGATTTCTTGGCGGTGTACTCTATGGCAATTATCAACGCCAGTGGTGAGTACGAGTATTTGCTGAACAAAGACGTTAACTTTATTCGCCAAGCGTACCCACAGCCAACAGATACAGCTATTCCAAAATATTACGCTTTGTTTGGCCCTGCGGTGTCTGGTACTACTATTTCAGACGAACTGTCGTTTATTCTTGGCCCCACACCAGACTCATCGTATAGCGTTGAGTTGCATTATTACTACTACCCCGAGTCTATTACGGTAGCAGCAGATGGCCAAACATGGCTAGGCGATAACTTTGACACGGTGCTTTTGTACGCATCTTTGGTTGAGGCTTACACCTACATGAAGGGTGAGACTGACATGATGCAGTTGTACAACCAGAAGTTCATGGAAGCTTTGGCACTTGCAAAACGTTTGGGTGATGGTATGGAGCGTCAAGACGCTTACCGTTCTGGTCAGTTCCGTCAGAAGGTAACTTGATATGGCGATTGTCCAAACCCAAACTACAAGTTTTAAAGCGCAGTTGTATCAAGGCATACACGACTTGACGACTGACGTTATTAAAATTGCCCTGTACACGGCTTCTGCTAATTTAAACGAAACAACAACGGCGTATTCTGTGAGTACACCGGGACAAGTTGTTGCTACTGGGTACACAGCAGGGGGGTCTATTTTGACACCCATCACGGTATCATCTTCAGGGTACACGGCCTATGTCGGGTTTCCTAACGTATCTTGGACTGCCGCATTAACAGCAAGGTGTGCCCTGATTTATAACGATACCGTTGCCGGTAAGCCATCCATAGCCGTTTTAGACTTTGGCTCAGATAAGACTTCTACAACTACGTTCACCATCACCATGCCGACCAACGGCGCAACCACTTCGTTAATACGTTCTTCTAACTAAGGAGTCACCATGACTATTGATAAAATTTCAGCCGCAGATAAATGCGAAGCATCCTGCAGCTACAACACCGCCCCCTCTGATACCGCGACCATTGAAGGCCGCTACTATGCCGTTTGCTATGACAAAGACGGTAACGTAAAGTGGGAAGACGCTATTGAGAACTTGGTCACAACTGTGGGCAAGAACCTGACGCTAGACACCATCCTTGGTAACTCAGCCGCTGGCGCAGTGGTTATGGGTCTTAAAGGTACGGGTACAGCCGTGATTGCCGATACGCAGGCTTCTCACGCAAGCTGGTTGGAAGTTGGTTTGGCTAACGCCCCAACGTACACTGGCAATCGCAAAACCCCAACATTCAGTGCTGCGGCTTTTGTAAGCGGTACAACTTGCACAAAATCTACTTCTGCGGCTTCATCGTTTGCCATCACCTCAACAGGCACTGTGGCTGGCTGCTTTATCAATATTGGCGGCTCTGCAACAATTGACAACACCACAGGAACGCTGTTCTCTGCTGGTGATTTTAGTAGCTCTAAATCAGTTGTTTCAGGTGACACTATTGCGGTTTCGTACTCCTGCTCACTGACGTAAAATGGCTTACGCATGGGGCGACGGCACTTGGGGGGCTGCGGGATGGGGCGGTATAACTGCCTTTACCGATAGCGTATCCGAGTCCGTTGCCACATCTACGGCTGAAGATCCAGCCGCCACGTTTGCTGTATCTAGGGATGAAACCTCTGGGATTTCTGAAAGTGAGACAGTTCAAGCTACATTTGCTAAATCGGTTGCAGAGACTGCGGCCATCAGCGAAACAAATACAGCGGCTACGGGGTATACGGTTAGTGTAGACGACACGTCAGCTACGGTTACAACAGAGGCGGTAGCGGCAACTTTTGCAAAATTGATTGATGAGTCTTTGGCAACAGCAACAAGTGAGTCTGTAGCGGCGACGTTTGCAAGGACTGTAGCTGAGACAACTGCCACCTCAACAGAACAGCTTGTTGGATCGTTCTTTAATGCAGCAGTTGATGAAACTACAGTAAGTTCTACGGCAGAGACTGCGGCAACGGATTACTTTGGGCTGGTTGTAAATGAGACAGTGGCGACCTCTACGGATGAAGTAGTGGCGGCAACATTTGCCAAGTTTTTGGATGAGTTGATTGGGGCGGCTACGTCTACGGAGATAGCGGCTACGACTTATGTGTCGACTGTGACGGACACAGCGGCTATTACTTCAAGCGAATCTGTAAGAAAAACTTGGGATGTAATAGATGACACGCAGACCGCAAACTGGCAGAATATTGGTAATACGCAAACGGCAGGTTGGACTGCGGTTGCAACGACTTAGGAGCACTTAAATGGCAGCTACAACGACTCTTCTGGGTTTAGTCACCCCCACACAGGGAACGCTCTCTGGTACGTGGGGCGACACAGTCAACTACGGTATTTCTGACTACGTGGACATTTCCATCGCAGGCACGTTGTCTTTTGCGGGTGATGGCGCTATTACTTTGGCTAACACCACAGGTAGTGCATCAGGAAACAATATTGGTAGCACAACAGCCCAATACATGGTGATTCGTATCACCGGCACACAAACTGTTACCAAAGTAATCACAGGCCCCAGCTACAGCAAACTGTACATGGTGGATCACGCAGGCGCTACCAGCGCGGTGACTTTTAAAGCAGCCGGTCAGACAGGTGTCTCGGTTGCTGTGGGTGAAAAAGTATTCGTGTACTATAACGGTATAGACTATGTCAAAGTAGCTCCATATTTTGTAAGTGGTGTTTTGCCAATTGCGAATGGCGGTACAAATGCTACAACGGCAGCAGCAGCACTATCCAATCTTGGCGGTGTATCAACAGGTAAATCCATCGCAATGGCGATGATTTTTGGATTCTAAGGAGATAACATGGCAAACCCAAACATAGTTAATGTAACGAGTATTTACGGCAACACATCGTATTTAATCCCAGCTACTACGGGGGCTACGACATGGACGGCTCTAACTCCTGCGTCTGGTACGGTTAACAAGATTGACAACATTGTTGCGTCTAATGTGACTTCTAGCGCGGCGACTGTAACGGTGTCTGTTAATAGTGCAACGGGCGGCGGCGGTACAGCGTATCGAATTGCATACCAAGTCAGCGTTCCTCCTAATGCTTCATTGATCGTTGTAGATAAAACCACGGCGTTTTATTGCGGTGAAAGCCAATCAATAGTAGTGACTGTTGGAACATCCAGCGCCATTGAAATGACAGCATCATTTGAAGCCATCACCTAATTGGAGGTCTTATGGGACTCCGATATACGGGAAACATTGTCTCTGCTGGGCTTAACGGCATTAACTACCCTGTCACAGCGGTGGAATACCTTGTCGTGGCTGGCGGGGGTGGTGGTGGTGGCGTTCAAGCTGGAAATGGTACTGGAGGTGGCGGTGGTGCTGGTGGTCTGTTAACCGCTACGGGTCTTTCTGTCACTATTGGAACTTCTTACACAATAACTATTGGTGCTGGTGGCGCAAGTACATTAAATAATGGTGCTAACGGCTCAAATTCTGTTTTTAGTTCTATTACTGCAACAGGCGGTGGTGGTGGAGGTGGTGCTGGTGGAGACCCTAGGTCAACAGGCGGCTCTGGCGGTGGTGGAGGTGGTGGTACTTCTGGACAAACTTCTGGCGGTGCAGGAACTTCTGGGCAAGGATTTGCTGGTGGGGCAGGATTGTTTTCTGCACCAAATTATGCCGCTGGTGGTGGCGGTGGAAGCGGGTCAGTGGGCATAGCCGCAACAGCTACTAAAGGCGCAAGTGGTGGCACAGGCACTAATTCTTCTATCTCTGGTTCAGCACTTCAATATGCTGGCGGTGGTGGCGGTGGCACTTACAACGGGGGTTCTATTGAGTTTGGCGTTGCTGGAGGTGGCAATGCAGGAACACCAAATGGTGGTGTAGGCAATGCTGGAATAGCAAATACAGGCTCTGGCGGTGGTGGTGGTTCATCTAATGACACAGTTAATTTCTTGGGCGGCACAGGCGGTTCTGGAATCGTAATCATCCGCTATCCCTCTTACTTAGCCCCTGCTACATCCACAACAGGCTCACCAGAAACTTATGTCACAGGCTTTTGGCGTGTGTACAGATTCGTTGCCTCTGGCACGATTACTTTCTAAGGGATAAAAATGGCAACGGGTCTTTTTACTCTCAGACAACAAAACCAAGCACTTAGACAAAAGGCATGGAGTGGTACGCAGAAAACTGGTTGGGTTGAGTATTTAGTTGTTGCTGGAGGCGCAGGGGGCGGTTCTGGTCTTGGAGCAGGAGGGGGTGCTGGTGGATTATTAACTGGCATATTGCCTGTTGCTACTGGCTCGTCCATTACAGTTACTGTTGGTGGTGGTGGCGCATCAGCCTCAGCATATAACGTCCAAGCAGGAGCAGGTGTAGCGTCTGTCTTTTCTTCCATTTCTGCTACTGGTGGTGGCTATGGTAGCTCTGGAGTAGTAACAGCAGGTTCAGGTGGTTCTGGCGGTGGCGGTAGTGGCGTTGCTTATGTGACTACAAAAACAGCGCCCGCTAGTGGAATATCTGGACAAGGAAATACTGGTGGTTCAGGCTCTACTACAGATACTAGTACAGCCTATGGTACAGGCGGTGGTGGTGGCGCAGGAACTGTTGGGCTTAATGGGGCAGATGGGTCGTCAGGGTATGGTGGTAGAGGCGGTGCAGGTATCGCTAGTGCTATATCTGGAACAGTTACAACCTACGCAGGGGGTGGTGGTGGGGCTGTTCACAACGTAGGAACTCTTGGAGTTGGTGGAGTTGGTGGCGGTGGTTCTGGTGGCACAGGTTCTTCTCATCCTACTGTTGTTGCCGCTACCAATGGAACTGCAAATACAGGTGGAGGTGGAGGTGGTGCAAGTATCGCACAGACTTCTGGCGCAGGCGGCTCTGGCATTGTCATCATTCGCTACCCAAGCACATTTGCTGATGCTGCAAGCGTAACCAATGGAACAAAAACATCTATTACTGGATGGACTGTTTACACATTTACATCTAGCGGTTCAATCACCTTTTAAGGAATAACATGAGTAGTAACTTAGGTGGTTTTATTTCTGCAACATTTAATCCTTTATCTGGTGCGCCTACGACTGTTGAATATCTAGTGGTTGCTGGTGGTGGTGGCGGTGGTGGTCGAGTAGGAGGCGGTGGTGGTGCGGGTGGTCTTTTGACTGCGGCTGGCTTTGCTGTTGCTACTGGTACTGCATTGACCATTACTATTGGTGCAGGAGGTACTGGTGGGGCTGTTAGTGATGCTGGTGGAAATGGTGGAAGTTCTGTATTTTCAAGTATTACTTCTACAGGAGGTGGTGGTGGTGGAAATAACTCAGGTACTGCTACTGGTGCAACTGGAGGCTCTGGAGGTGGTGGTTCTGCAGCAATAAACTCAGGTTCTGCTGGTGGATCTGCAACATCAGGGCAAGGAAACGCTGGTGGAACTGGTGCTTCTACAGCTTATATTGGTGGAGGTGGTGGTGGTGGTGGTGCAGGATCTGTTGGCCTTAATGCAACTGCGGCTGTTCAAGTTGGCGCAAGTGGTGGTACAGGATTTTGCTCAACTATTACTGGTCAGCGTGTTTTTTATGCTGGAGGTGGTGGTGGTGGTCAATGGCAACTTACCGCAGGAATTCCCGCACTTGGTGGTGGTGGTGGCGGTGGAAATGGTGGGTGTGGTATTACTGTTATAGCTGCTACTTCTGGAACAACTAACTCTGGTGGAGGCGGTGGTGGAGGAAGTGATTATTACGATGGAAAAGTTGGAGCTGCTGGCGGTTCTGGCATCGTAATTATTCGTTACCCTGCAACACAATCAGCACCAACTGCAACAACTGGTTCACCACAGATCTTGTATGCTGACAACTACCAAATTTATATATGGACTTCTAGCGGAACGGTAACTTTCTGATGGAAACAAAGACTTGTACCAAATGCCAAACTGAGAAATCAGTTGACTTGTTTCATTTGTGCAGAAACAAACCTATAGCCGTTTGTAAAGAATGTAAAAAGGCTTATGGTCGGCAGTATTACATTGACAACAAAGAAACAGTCAAAGTTAAACGGGCGGCTTATCAAAAAGCGCATCGACCTGAACAATATGAACACTTAAAAAAGTGGCGTAAGAATAATCCTGAAAAATCCCGTGAAGCGGGTAGACGGCAATATGCGGAAAACATTGAGCATCGTAGAGCGGTTAAAAATGCTTGGAAATTGCAAAATCCTGAAGCAATTAAAAGTGCTTTAGAACGCTACAGGTTACAACATTTGCCAAAGATGGCTGAAAAAGCACACAAGTACAGGGCTAGAAAACGCTCAAATGGTGTGTATCAGGTCAGTGAAAAAGAATTGATTAAATTGTATTCTTCCCCATGTATTGCCTGTGGTACAACGGAAAGAGTAACAATTGACCATATCATTCCTGTTGCTCGTGGTGGTAGACACAGCATTGGAAATCTGCAACCATTATGTTTGAGTTGCAACTCTAGCAAGAATGCCAAAACAATGGCTGAATGGAAATATTTTTTGAACACTGAAAGGACTCAAAATGGCGCACTACGCTCATGTAACTAATGGCATCGTAGATCAGGTAATTGTGATTGATGCCGAGACTTTGGCTTTAGGACACTGGGGTGATCCAAGTGAATGGGTGAAAACCTCGTATAACACGCATGGTAATCAGCATCCAGAGGGCAGACCTCTCCATAAAAACTATGCTGGGATTTCATACACATGGGATGGAACAGGCTTTGCCCCTCCACAACCATTTGCATCATGGACTAAAAGTGCTGAGACATATCTGTGGGAAGCACCCACACCTATGCCGACAGATGGCAAGATGTACAAATGGGACGAGCCAACATTGTCATGGGTTGAAGTAACTCAAGGAGTCTAACGTGGCTCAATATAGCGGCATATACACGCTGTCTCAGGCAAGCCAAGCCATCAAAGACAACAACTGGACAGGACTGCCTCCACAGAATGTGGAGTATTTGATCGTTGCTGGTGGCGGGACAGGTGGTGGTAGTTACAGCGGTGGTGGCGGTGCTGGTGGGTTATTGGCCGGATTTTCTGGAATAACTATTGGTTCTGCAATTACTGTAACTGTTGGTGGTGGAGGTGGAGGAACTTCTGGCCCTAGTGGTAATGTTGGTAGTAACTCTGTTTTTGGCAATATTACTGCTACAGGCGGTGGTGGTGGAAGTCCAAATACTGGCCCTATAGCCGCTTCAAATGGTGGCTCTGGTGGTGGTTCAGGTTCTGGTGGAACATTTTATGTTGGTGGTACAGGCATAACAGGGCAAGGAAATAATGGTGGTAGTAATGACCTTACAGCCGCAGGATATGCTAGTGGCGGTGGCGGTGGAGCAGGGACTGTTGGAATAAATGGGTCTCCACAAGTAGGTGGAAATGGTGGTGCTGGAATTGCATCGGCTATTAGTGGCACAGTGACCACTTATGCTGGTGGTGGAGGTGGGGGTGCAAGAAGTGGTACTGCTGGCTCTGGTGGGGTAGGTGGTGGTTCAGCAGGATCAGTAGGCGCAAACAACACTTCAAATGCTTCAGCAAATACTGGGGGTGGTTCTGGTGGCGTTGGTTCAGGTGGTAGCACTTCATCAGGCAATGGCGGTAGCGGTATCGTCATCCTCCGCTATCCAGACACATTCATAGCCGCAACAAGCACAACAGGCTCACCAACAATCACTGTGGCTGGAGGCTTTCGGGTCTACCAATTTACAGCCTCTGGTTCTATCACGTTCTAAAATGAATGCGCTGGCTCCTTCTGCTACTGTTGCTGTTGGGGCTGGTCGGGGCCGTAGCCAAGAATGGCTGTCATGTGCGCGAGTTCTATGGGATAGGCTACACAGTCCACGACCCGACCGAACGGCACAAACAAATGATGGCGTGGCTGGATCAGAACGCAGATCATTGCAAGTCAACGGAATACGTAGTCATTTGGAACAATCTTGCAGAGTGGTCAGGTTCAGCAGATTCCACATGGTTGCGGGCTAAAGTTGTACATGGATACAAAGATGCACTTGAGCGTGAAAAGAAATGACCAAGAAACCAGAGAACCCACAGATGGAAACGAAAGAAAAACTTACGTTCTATGTGACGTTCATGGTAACCAGCACCCTGTGCATCTCCGTTTTGGGCATGGTGTTTGCCTTTCTGTATGGCCTTTACGTCAAGCAAATCGACAATCACGAGATATTCAAGATGCTCAGTCCAGCATTCAGCACCTTGATAGGCGGGATGATTGGCTTCCTCAGTGGTATCAAATTAATGGCAGATGACGATAGACCTAAACACAAGGATCACAAATGTTAGACATTCTTTCTGGGGGCTTGCTAGGCTCCATCTTTGGCGGTGTGTTCCGTCTGGCTCCTGAAGTCCTAAAGTTCTTTGACAAGAAGAACGAGCGCCAGCACGAGCTAAATATGTTTGCCCGTCAGTGCGAACTTGAACAACTGCGTGGTCAGCAGAAGTTAGCCGAGATTGGCGCTCAACGGGAAGCCGCAGTAGATGTTGGCGTTATGGATGCGTTTCAGTCTGCCATAGAACAACAAGCCACAATGGTCAAAGCCGCTGGTGGTTGGGCGGCTAGTCTGTCAGCTTCTGTGCGTCCGGTTGTGACTTACTGGATTCTGCTGATCTGGACGTTTATTCACATCTGGTATGCGTGGTCAAGCATGAACTCAGGGCTTGATGCAACTGAAGTGTTTAAACTGTTCATGTCGCCCGACTTCTCAGCGTTGCTGGGTGGGACAATAAATTTCTGGTTTTTGGATCGTACATTGGCTAAAAGGGGTTTGTAAATGACACGAAATGAAATTGAGCATATGTGGAAAGTAGCCAGTAACAATCCAAACCACGACACTAATTGGCATGATCCTGTCATTGAACAATTTGCTGAATTAGTAGCACAGCGCACATGGGTTGGGCTGACAAAAGATGAAGTGGAAACGTTAAGCTACAAAGCCGAAGGCAATACATGGATAGCGATTGAATTAGCCGAAGCCAAACTCAAAGAAAAAAACGCATGAACCTAGAGTTAGCCGCCAGTCTATGCCGTCAGTTTGAGGGCTTCAGGTCTAAGCCGTATTTATGTCCGGCTGGCGTGGCTACGATTGGGTACGGTTCTACCTACTACGCAGACAAACGCAAGGTAACTTTGGAAGACCCACCGATGGATGAACCCACGGCACGGGCGCTTTTGATGATTGAGCTTGAGCATACGTACCTACCGGGTGTTCTGCGTAACTGTCCGGGCCTGATTACAGACGTTCGTAAGTGCAATGCCATAGTGGACTACGCCTATAATTTGGGCACAGGACGCTTGCAGACTTCCACGTTAAAGAGGAAAATCAACGCCAATGATTGGGAAGGGGCAAAAGAACAACTGATGCTCTGGACTAAAGGTGGCGGTAAGGTACTGCCGGGTCTGTTTAAACGCCGCACGGCCGAGTGCGCTTTACTGGATTGACCGATGCCATTACAAAAAGTTTTGTTCAAGCCGGGTGTGAATCGCGAAAACACGCGATATACCACCGAGGGCGGTTGGTATGAGTGCGACAAAGTGCGTTTTCGTCAAGGCACTCCAGAAGTTATTGGCGGCTGGCAACCCATTTCAGGCTACACATACCAAGGCGTTTGCAGGTCACTGTGGAATTGGTCGTCTCTTTCTGGCGCTAACTATATTGGCGTAGGCACAAACCTTAAGTTCTACATTGAGCAAGGCGGTGCTTATTTTGACATTACGCCTATCCGGTCTACAACTGCCGCTGGTGATGTTACGTTTGCTGGAAATGGCACGACCACTGTTACGGTTACAGACACAAATCATGGCTGTTTAACGGGCGATTTTGTTACGTTTTCTGGGGCTACTGGCACATATGCTACGACCCTTAATGCACAGTTTCAAGTCACGGTTTTAACAGCCAATACATACACAATTTCAACTTCCCCAACGGTGGTTGCATCAGGCGCTACAGGCGGTGCTTCTGTTGTAGCTGCGTATCAAATTGGTGTTGGCCCTGCTATTCCTGTACCGTTAGTTGGCTGGGGCGCGGGGTCTTGGGGTAGTCCTCCTCCGGCATCTGGAACCATTGGTACATGGGGTTATGGTGTAGCCTCAACGTCAGCCCTGCGTTTATGGAACCAGATTAACTACGGCCAAGATTTAGTGTACGGCCCACGTGGGTATGGTATTTATTACTGGACTGCGGCAAACGGCGTAAGCACTCGCGGTGTACTGCTTAATACGCTAGGCGGCACGGTATCGTTTACAAACGCTTCACCTACGGTTGTTACATCTACTATTGAATACACAGAAGGCGCAGCTCTTCAGTTTGCTGCTACCTCCTCACTACCTACAGGTATCTCTGCGGCTACTACGTACTACGCATACAACGTAAGTGGCTTGACATTTAATTTGCTTGATTCTACAGGGGCAGTCGTTAATACATCTTCTACTGGCACAGGGGTGTATGTGTCTTTGATTGTTGATGTGCCTGTTGTACAAAACAACTTAACAGTGTCAGATTCGTCAAGATTTATCATTGCGTTTGGTTGTAACGATTATGGGCAGTCATCTATTGACCCGATGCTAATCCGCTGGTCTGGGCAGAACGACCCCTACAACTGGACGCCAGACGCTACAAACCAAGCAGGGTTTACCCGGCTATCTCACGGCTCACAGATTGTGACCACGGTTCAGACTCGCCAAGAGATTGTGATATTTACAGACTCCAGCGTTTACTCGCTCCAGTACCTCGGCCCTCCTTACGTATGGGCACCACAACTTCTTGGTGACAACATCTCAATCATGAGTCCTAACTCGGCTGTAATTGCATCAGGCATTATTTACTGGATGGGCGTGGATAAGTTCTATGCCTACGATGGCCGCATTAACACGCTTAACTGTGACTTGCGCCGTTACGTATTCCAAGACCTAAACCAAGAGCAAGCACTGCAAGTTTTCTGCGGTACAAACGAAGGTTTCAACGAGGTCTGGTGGTTCTATTGCTCTTCTGGTAGCAGCGCAGTTGATAAGTATGTGGTGTACAACTACCTTGAAAAAGTCTGGTACTACGGCACAATGAGCCGCACTGCTTGGCTTGACTCGGGCTTGCTGCCCTTCCCCGTCGCCGCGCCTTATAACAGTTCAACCCTTACCGGTAACTTGGTCTTCCATGAGGACGGAATCAATGACAATACAACGGGCACTAATTCTGCAATTTCTGCTTATATCAGTTCATCTGAGTTTGATATTGGTGACGGCCATAACTTTGGGTTCGTCTGGCGCGTGCTGCCGGACTTGACTTTCTCTGACTCTTCTAACTCCCCAAGTGGTGCTGTACCCGTAGTAACCATGACGCTGTATGGCTTGACTAACTCCGGCTCCGGTAGAACAAGTAGCGCAAGTCAACCCGTATCCAGTAGCAGTGCATACGACATTACCGAAGAGTTTACAGGCCAGATATTTACACGCATGCGCGGTCGTCAGATGATCTTTAAAGTAGAGTCAAACCAAGTTAACACCGCTTGGCAGCTTGGCGCTCCTAGAATTGACATTCGTCCTGACGGCAGGAGATAGGGTAAACCCTGATGGCAACAACTAACCGCATCATTAACCCTGCACCGCCTAGCTTACCGCTTGGGACGAAAGAGTACGAACAGCGCTATCAGGATCAATTCACTAACATTTTGCGTTTGTACTTTAATCAATTGCAGAACGCTTTAACAGAGTTGTTTGGCGGCGCTGGCGGTAAATACATTGCGTTTCCATACGGGGCGTTTTCTAGCTACACAAGCCAGTCAACAACTGCCAATACAGCCACGCTGCTTACGTTATCCAACACAGACTTTTCTAACGCAGTGTCGCTACAAACGGGGTCAAAAATAACTGTAGAAAACGCTGGCATTTACAACTTGCAGTTTAGTGTGCAGATACAGAACTTAGATAACGCACCGCAAGACATGTATATTTGGCTAAAGCAAAATGGCACGGACATTGTGGGTTCTACGGGGGTGCTTGGACTTCCCGCTCGTAAAAACCCCGGTGATCCATCCCATGACATCAAAGGCTGGAACTACTTTTTGTCTATGGGTGCGGGTGATTATGTTCAAATCTATTGGTCGCCCACGATTGCAACTTTTACTATACCGACGTATGCGGCGTCTGGCACCCCAACTAAACCATCAACAGCCTCGGTTGTAGCCACACTTTCATTTGTGTCTGCGCTCCCAGCATGATATTATCAAACAACCCCCATTTTGAGAGGCAACTATGAGCCTGCACGTACTAGCCGATCACATGGCATCAAAGGGTCGCAATGGCGATTCAATGCTTGTCCACATGACCCCCCACGAAGTGCAGGGGTTACAAGCTTTGGCCATGAAACATGGCGGCTCGCTCACAATCAATCCCAAGACGGGTTTACCCGAAGCTAACTTTCTTAAATCGTTGTTGCCGATGTTGGCAGGTTTTGCCCTTGGCCCCGCTGGTTTTGGTTTGATGTCTGCGGGTATGGCAGGCGCGGCTGTTGGAGGTGTAACAGCATTAGCTACAGGTAGCTTGTCCAAAGGCTTGATGGCTGGCTTGGGCGCATATGGTGGTGCGGGTCTGGGCGCAAGTCTAATGGGCGCTGGAGAAGGCGCGTTGTCTAGCCAAATTACAAGCGAACTTGCAAGAGATAAAGCCGCCGAAATTGCTAGTGGACAACTGGGCGAAGAAGAAATTGGAAAAATGGCGTCACAACGTCTTGCTGATACTTCTATGGTTAGCAAACTTGGGGCGGGTCTAGGGGCTGTTACAGATTCGGGTTCAGCGGCAATGAACTTTGCCAAACAAAATATGATGCCTTTGGCAGCGGCAGCGGCCCCTATTGTTGCTGACCAGATGGTTCCTACAACTACCAAAATTGCACCCGTACAAAGCCCCGGCAGAATCCGTGAGAAACGTTGGGATGGCCGTCAGTTTGTAGATGTTGCCAATACCGATGCTGGCGTGTTTAACACAAGTGGCCGAAGCTTCTCTGATCCCTACCGTGGTTACAAAGATGGCGGCGGTATTGTTGCGTTGGCTGGCGGTGGTGATGTTAAGCACTATGAAATTGGTGGTGATGTCAAAACCCAACTAGATGCTGCTTATGCCGCAGGCGATTACAGCAAAGTTAATGACCTTGCCCAAACAAACAAAATTACCGCCGCAGATGTAGCTAGCACATACAAAGGTTTTGATACTTCTGGTTTGGCTGGTTTGGGTATTAACTTGTTTACACCCCCCGCACAGCAAGCTAATACTGCTACCGCTACTACAGAATCACCCGCCGATGCTATAGCCCGTATTGGTCGAGAGCAGGCAGAACGCGCAAGCATTGCAAACGCCAACTTAGCCGCGTTACAACCCGCAAATACAACCGCAACTACAACTACAGGTAACGGTTTAGCTACTTTGGCTAATGCAACGGGTGCAACTACAACCGGGGCCACAACTACAGGACGCCCAACTGCCGAACAAGCCGCAGCTACCGTTGCTACCGTTTATCGCAATGTACTGGGACGTGATCCTGATCCCAACGGTATGGCTTATTGGACACAGCAACTTACTTCGGGAAATCAAGACAGCGCCACTATGTATGCTGACTTCATTAGAGGGGCGCAAGCAAACAAAGAAACAGGAAATTTTGGCCTATCCCTTGCAGATGCGCAAAAAGGGTACACAGGGTATTCTTCCGCAGATGCTAGCAACATTGCTGATGAATGGGTGCGAAATGTTCTTGGCCGCGAGGTAACTGATGCTGACCGTAAAACCCAATGGTACAAGGATGCAGTCAACAAAGATGTAATGAATACATACGCCAAGGCTGAAAATATTTACAATAACTTTAGAGACTATGCGGGGCTACAAACGGGATCACCAGTATCTAATTTAGACTTGTACCAAGCTTCTAAGTTAATGGGGCCACAAGCAAAAGTAACCACAGTTACAGGCGGTGGTGGTAACGACGTAATAGTACCGTCTGGCTACCATTTAGAAAATGGGTTAATTGTTAAAAATGTAGACGCAACACAGCATACGTCCACTGTTGAAGATACACCCACAAATTTATATACTGCGCCAGCAACATCGTTGCCCGTAGGTGTGTCTGGTAACACAGGCCCATCGCAAATTGGCGGTGGCGCAACGGTTAACCCTAACCGCACGATCACATCTTCACCACGTATCCCCAACATCCCAGTTGGCGGTTTCACGGGTTCTAAAAACCTGCGTGATATGTATGAAAAAGGTGGTGGCAGTCTGGGCTACACATCACCAACATACACCCCCGAAGAGTTTACTCAAAAATACGTTAACCGCTTGAGTGGTGATTCCAAAGCCGCGTACGATTACCTTACAGGTAAAGCCGGTGCCGCATACCCCACTAAATCCAGTTTTGATGGCCAACTTTCTCAAGACTATGCTACAGCAGTGCTGGGCTACCCGGCAAGGGGCAACCTGCCATACATATACAATAAAGCCACCGGTAAGATGGATCCTAATCCTGACTACATAGCCCCCGGACGCGACGACAAAGGTAACGTGACGTACAGCATGTCATTGAATGACATTAAGAGTTCCTTAAAAGATACCCCCCTGTCTGGCCAAGCCTTGTATGACTGGGCAATAGCCAACAACCTTTCTGCCCAACAGATCGCTGACGCTACAAACCGAAGCCTTTCTAGCGTGTACGCTGACTTCCGCGCAGGTTCCAAAGCTAAAACAGAAGCTGATAAAAAGAAAGCCGATGATGCCGCCGCTGCAAGTAGCCAAATAGATACCACACAAGGTGGTGGTGACGGTGGTGGTTCCGGCGAAGCTGCTGGTGGCTTGCAACGCGCTTACGCTATGGGCGGTATGCCCTACTCTGGTGGCGGTCTTGGCACATTGGGTGGCTACTCTGATGGTGGCCGTTTGCTCAAAGGCCCCGGTGATGGCGTGTCTGACAGCATCCCCGCAACGATTGGCGCTAAGAGTCAACCCGCACGCCTTGCCGATGGTGAGTTTGTAGTGCCTGCGCGTATCGTGTCTGAGTTAGGTAACGGCTCAACAGATGCAGGCGCTAAGAAGCTTTACGCCATGATGGATCGTGTGCAACGTGCGCGGGGTGCAACCACCGGCAAAAACAAAGTAGCGGCCAACAGCCGCGCTGACAAATATCTTCCCGCTTAAGGAATAGATCATGGCTGAACCACAACTCTCGCAACAGCAAATATCGCAAACCTCAATCCCCGACTACGCCAAGCCGTATGTCGAAAACCTGCTGGGCGCCGCGCAAAGCTACACTGACCCTTCACAGAACCCATATCAGCAGTACATGGGTGAGCGTCAAGCGCAGTTTGCGCCTTTACAGCAGATGTCCTATGACAATGCGGCATTGATGCAGGGTTCTCCCCAGTTGCAAGATGCAACGGCTATGGCGGGTTCCGCTGGCTTGGGTGCGCTCAATACTGGGTATACATACAACCCATTCCAAACTAAATCGTTTACAAGCCCCGGCATGGCCGAGAGCTACATGTCGCCCTACATGAACAATGTGGTGGCACGCCAACAGCAAGATGCAACGCGTCAAGCGGCTATTGCCAGTCAAGCCCAAGGTGCCCAAGCCGCCCGTGCAGGCGCGTTTGGGGGTAGTGGTGACTATCTGATGCGTGGCCAAGCTAGGGGCAATTTAAACCGTCAATTAGGTGATATTTACGCACAAGGCCAGCAAGCCGCGTATACCCAAGGCATGGGGCAGTTCAACCAAGAGCAGGGGGCTACTCAAGCGGCGGCTAACCTTAATGCACAACAAGGCCAGTTTGGCGCAGGCTTGGGACTTCAAGGTCTACAAACAGCGCTGACAGGCGCAAATGCTTTGGGTCAGTTGGGTAACACTCAGTACCAGCAGAACATGGGCATCAACCAGATGCAGAACCAGTATGGTTTGCAGCAACAACAGCAACAACAGAACATTCTGAACAATCAGTATCAGGACTTCCTGAATTACCAGAACTCGCCATACAAACAGATGGGCTTCATGTCCGACATTCTGCGCGGCTTGCCATTGACTCAGCAGTCTTCATCTATATACCAGACACCCCCTTCAATGTTGTCTCAGGCGGCGGGTTTGGGCACGGCGGCAATTGGAGCAAGCAAGCTAGGTATGTTTGCGGAAGGCGGATCCGTTGGTGATCGTCCTGCTGGTTTGGCTGAGTTAGCTATTTATAGAATGGGTCAGGATTAAACATGGCTTTTACACAACAAACTCCTATTGGCACACCTGACGCCGATCTGATTACTCAGACGCTGGCTAAGCTTCAACCTGACTCCGCGTTGCAGGACTACGCACGCATGCACAAAAACGACATATATATTGTGTCGCTGGCCAACGCAGAGTCAAACCGCCGCAAAGCTTTGCGCTTGGCGGCACAGGGAAATCCCGGACAGCAACCCACGGTTGTAGATCAGGACATTGCAGGGATGGCTCCTGCACCTGTAATGGCTCAAACACAGTTACCAGAAAACCAAGGCATAGCGCGTATCCCTGCACCCAACATGCGGCACTTGGCTGATGGCGGTATTGCAGGCTTTGACGAAAGCACCAACGCACCTGTTACAACACAACGCCTAGACAATATGGGCAACACGGGCGGCATGTTCAATTACGCCCAAGATGGTGGTGGTGTGATGCGTATGTCTGGTGGGGGCGCTGTTCAAAAGTTTGCTGGTAAAGGTGAACAACTTGTACGCACAACCGATGGTGGCCAGTCATGGTGGTTAGATATTCCTTCGGCTTCACGAGGCAACCCAGCAATTGCTGGATCTTTGGCAAACAAAAAATTTGCAAGTAGAGAAGAAGCAATTGCAGCTTATGAAGCTGTTGCTGGTGGCGGTGAAGCCCCCGTCTCTACTACCACTGCGCCTAAACCTGCACCAATTGTTCCTTATGGTCAGAGCAAAGCAATAGATGCGGGCGGCACTCCGCCCCCACCACCCCCACCTGCTGCACAGCAAGGACTAGGCTCTATTTCTATTCCAAAAGTTATTTCTGCAGAAGATGCGGTAAAACAAGCAGGTAAGTTTGTAGATTACAGCCCTGCTGAAATGGAACTAGCTACTGCTCGAGACAGGCAGACCAAACAGGGCGAAGACTTGCTTCGAACTTTTGAAGAAAGTAAACCACAGACTAAAGCGTTTGAAGGTTTGGAGAAGCTGCTTGATAAACAAGACGCCGCTACTGGTGGTGAAAAAGATAAAGCCGCTGGGCTGGCGATCTTTATGGCGGGCCTTGGCATCGCTGGCGGGTCTTCACAATATGCTTTGCAGAATCTGAAGGAAGCTATTCCTGCGGTTAAAGAGTACGGCGACGCGCTTAAAGACATCAAAAAGATGGAACGCGAAAACATGAAAATGCGCGGCGATATTGAGCAAGCGCGTCGTGCAGAAGACAAAGACGACACCAAAACACTGTTGCTTTTAAAGCAGCGTATTGCTGACAGCGAAAACAAAATGGATGAATTGGGTATCGGTTTGCTTACAAAAGTGGCAGACACCAATGCACAGACGGCTAGAGAGATTTGGAAAACCAGTACAGAAAACCAAGGCCGAATTCAATCTGCGGTTGCTGGCGCACAAGCGCACACTATGGGTCAGCTTAGCTACCTTGAAAAATTGGGTTCAGCTTCTCCCGAAAGCGCTTTGCGCAAGGGTTACGATTTGACTCAGCAAGAGAAACTTATGTTTAACGCTCGAGCAGCTTACGAAAAAATGGCTGGTGACACAACGCTTACAATCGGCGGTAAATACACAACCAAAGGCGAAGAATTTAAAGCCAAGTACCCAACACCAGAAGTTTACATGGCAAGTATGCCGTCCGCTGGCGGCGGTCAAGGACAACTGTATAGTGACAATGCGGTAAACCCTAACGCTGTACGTTCACGTTAAAACACGGCATAATTGTTACACGCGCATTTAAATCGGTTTCGCGTGGCCGAAAAAAATTCGAATACTAGCAATGGCTAATTACATCAAATTACCTGACGGATCGTTTTTCCCCGTGAAGGAGGGCGAAACTTATGTAACGGCCATGCAGGCCGCCTACCAAAAATACCCCGAAGCATTTGGTGGAGAGTCAACCGAAGCCCCAAAGAAACGTCCCGGTTTTTTTGAAAGTGTTGGGCAGGGTGCAGAACAGCTTTTCTCGTCACAGCGCACAGGTCTAGCGTCTTTAACAGGTGGAAACGAAGCCGCTGAAGCTGGTATTGAGCGTCAGAAAGCCATCAAAGCAAGCTACGGCGAACAGCCCGGCTGGACAGAAGTTACCAAAGCGTACGAAGAAAAAGGTTTACCATCAGCTATTGGCGAGTACCTTCGCCAAATTCCCAACGCTTTAGCGCAACAAGCGCCTCAAATTGCAGAGTCCGCAGCCGCAGCTAGAGCCGCTGGTATTGCCACAAAGAGTCCTTACGGTGCTTTGGCTGGCGCATTTGGCCCATCATTTGCCCAACAATACGGTGATTTTTTAGAAGCCCAAGCCGAAGAGCAACGCAAAAAAGGTGAGCCTGTAGACGTCAATCGTTTTAAAGCCGCCGCGTTTGCAATTCCCGCCGCTGGTTTGGACGTAGCCACCATGCTGATCCCTATGGGTCGCAGCATTGCCAAAGCCATCTTTGGCCCCAACATTGAAAAGTTACTGACAAGAGGCGCTACTGCCGAAGCCGAAAAGCTTGCCGCTGCTAAGTTGGCAGACGAAGGCTTCCTCAAAACCTTGGGTAAAGGTACAGCTAAAGGCGTTGCGTTTGAAATCCCAACCGAAGTAACACAACAGTTTCTTCAGCGTGCGCAAGCTGGGCAGTCTTTGTTCGACGAAGAAGCTTTTGCCGACTATGGCAATACAGCTTTTGAAGTGTCCAAGTTAGGTTTGCTAGGCGGTGCTGGCCGGTTTGCTGACAAGTCTGCCGCCCGTACGCAGATTAAAGCAGAAGACACTGAACGCGATAAGCAAACAAAAGCCGCAGCTAGACTGCAAGCCACGCAAGAAGCTGAAGCACTTGCCAAAGCTGAAGAAATTAAAAAGAACAGCTCTCAGTATGCGCTAGACGTAGATAGCCGTTTGGAAGCCGTTAAAAAACAAATTAAAGAACTGGACGTTGCAGGTAGCGTTACCGTAGCGGAAGGCGATATTGCCGCTGAAGCCGCTAAAAAAGAAGCCCAAAAAGCTAAAAAAGACTTACGCAATTCCGACGAAACCAAGGCGTTGATTAAAGAGTGGAACACGCTCAAGCCTAGAATTTTAGCGGCTAGAGAAGAGCAGCGCGTATCTGGCATGTCGCCCGAAGAGTACGCGCTTGAACAAGCTGCGCAACAAAAACAAATTTCAGGCAAACAAAGGATTACGCCTACAGAAGTGGGCGCTGAAGACCCCTTTGCAACACCGCCAACGGACGCGGCAAAGTACGCACAAGATCGTATTGGTTTGGCTAAACAGCAAGTGCCCGAGCGTGTGGCTATGGCCACTGAAAAAGACACTAAGAAACAAGACTTAAGTGTCTACATAGATTACTTAATGGCTGATCCGTACATGGCGGGGCAGTTAGTAAAAACACGTACACCATTACCACTTTTGGTAGCGCCACGTAAAGATTTAGAAAAACAAGCAATCGCACAGAAAAAAGCAGAAGAGATAGTGTATGGCGGGTTGAATCTGCAGTTAGAAGAAATGCGCCTGCAAAAAGCGGCTAAAACAGCACAACCTAATCAGCAACGTCTTGGTGTGTTGGAAGAACAGGAACAGGCTACCATTGAAGCTAGCCGTGCGGCTGAAGCCCGTGCCGCAGAAGATGCCGCACTGCGTGAACGTATGACGCCTGAGATGCAGGCACTACAGCGTATAAAACGTGCGCCTTCTCCAATGACTGAGAACTTGGGGTTATTTGGAAACAAAGAAGCGCCGCCAACGTCGTCTGCCGCATTTGGCCAGCTACAACAACGCTTACAGGGTATACCCTTAGAAAAAGGCACGTTGCCTACAGCCGAAGAAGTTGTGCCTGCAGAAGAAGCTAAGCGCGTTGTTACGCGTGAGCCAGCAAAAGAGTTCCGTCTGTACCCACGCTCTGAGAAGTCTGGCGCCCCCATAACGCCTGAGAATTTAAAAGGCCGTATCAACCGCGCTTTGTCTGTGTTTGACTTATCTCCAGAAGCCGAGGCGTTCTTGCGCCGTGCAGAGCAAGTGATACCCCAAGCAGACACGACGCTCAAGCAAGCTACGTCTGAGGTTACAGATCAAGGCACACGCCAGAATGTCTCGGAGTCGCAGGGCTTCCTCACACTACTTGACCAGCAGTTGACGAAGATTGAGAGCGGAGCAGAGGGCGTGCCGCGCAAAGGCGCTGGCCGTCCCGTAAACCTTCAGACCTTCCCGCCAACAAAACAAACACAAGCGCAGGTCAGCACCACAACGCCAACAAAAGAATTTAAGAAAGATGTTGATAGTATTACTGGGGTTGTCCCCGGACAAGCCGCGTCTGTATCTCAGACTGAGATGTTTGCTCAGCGTGAGCGTCTGGAGCGTACAGGCAAACCCGGCAAGTTGCCCGGCTTTGTAGCCCAGCCAGAAGAAGACAAGCGCACACAGGGTGTGCCCGGCAGAGCTAAGGTTGAGAAACGTGGGCAAGATATTAACGAGCCTGTTTACCGTATAGACCCTGTTACGGGCAAACGCAAACTGGTGTCAGGCACCATACGCGGCAAAGGCGTTGAAGCTGTGCCGCTGTCTTTACAGGCTGAGTTGGAGCCATTAGTCCGTTTATCTGAGACTGTTCGGGATGAGCAAGCTGGTCAACTGCCTTTGTTTGGCGCAGCCGATGAGCGTAGCCGTGTACAGAAAGCTGAACGCCGCGGTATTGAAGCTGGCCCAAGTTTAGACATTGGCGCACGACCAGACGTTGAGGCATTCCAGCGCTTTATCAACAGCCCATATGTTCGCAAGCTCAAGCAAGACATGAAGCAGTCTGATAAAAACCTAGCCCCAGTCCGTGCGTTCCTGAGCAGGGCGTTGCCGCGCCTGAAGCAGATGCTGAAAGACAGCAAGGCAACCACTGTCCGCATGAGCAAGATCAAGAACTGGACTAAGTTTTTGAAAGAAAACCAAGAGTTGACCGCGTTCCAGACTAACACTGAGAACATGGTGCTGAAGATGAACAATCTGAAGCTAGACGCTAGCGACATAAATGGGCGTATTAGGGCGTACGAACAGGCTAAAGACGACTTGATTAAAGAATCTAACCGCGTTGGTGTGCGTGCCCGAGGCGGCGCCCCAGAAATAAAACTGTTTAAAGAGTTAGACGACTTGTTGGCGCTGTACCAAGAAGCCAAAGCAGAACTTGTTCAGACTAAAGGCGCTTTGGATTTAGTACGTACGCAGATCAAAGTGCTGGTGGGTGAGCAGCGTTTGGCTGAACTCAAAGCTACTACTGATCCGCTAGCTAAATCCAACGCTGCTGCTCAAGATGAGATCAAACGTTTGCAAGAAGCCGTGCGCACAGCACAAGCTGAAGTTGGCGAAGCCGAAACTAAAGAACGCCAGACTGCCGCAGACAAAGCGCAGGCTGTAAAAGGCGCTAAAGTGGGTTCCGTACAGCAGTTGGAGCAACAAATATCTGACGAACGTGCCCGCCGTTGGAACGTGGCGATGTCTGGTTTTGGGGATCGATCAGAAGCCACCTACGAAAAAAGTGCAGCAGACCCGGATACAGGCGCGGCATTTTTACGCACATACCCTACCTACGATTTATACAAAGCGGAAAAAAGTGTGCAAGTCCGCGCGCTTAGCGCTGCCGAACAAGATGCCCGTGAACGTGGGCTAACAGCCGATGCTGCCAGTGAAGTCAAATACAAAAATGATCTGTACAACAAGCCCCTGTTATCGTTGGTTCTTGAGCTTGGCAACATTGACAAACAATTAACTGAGGCCGCGACTAAGGTCACTGCTGCTAGAAAGAAGTCCGGTTCGTATGTTGGGGGCGAACAAAACGTACAGGCGTTTAAAGGTATGGGTGCGGCTATTCGTTTGCAAAGCCGCCTGTCTGTGCGCAAAGAGACACTTGAAAACGCTATTAACTTTATGCGTGCGCGTAATGTGCCGCTTAGAAAAACACTTGGTGCTGAGCCAGAAGTTCGTGCCGCAAGCATTGAAGAGCAGGACACACTCGATCAGTACATCGATCAGGTACAGGAGTTGGGCAAAGCCACAGACCGATTAGCTGCCCTGACAATTCAGCGCGACGATGCCATTAAAGAAGGTAAGACCAAAACAGTTGAGCGCTTGAACGGTCAGATTGACGCGGTTAACACGGAGATCAATACTGGCACAGCAGATAAAGCTAGGCTGGCTGTTGCTCTGCAAGGCCGCGTGTCGGCTGGCGCTCGTCAGACTACCAGTGCTCCTGCCAAGTTCCGTACAGGCACAGACGAATCCAAACGTAATGTTGGTTCCGTTAGACAGCCGTTGGTTGAGCAGCGCACTATTAAGTCTCCAACAGTCAAGCAAGCCGTGGCAGAAGCCAACGCTTATGCAGAAAAGATTCGGGCTGGCCAGAAAGAGCTTACTACTGCACAAGAAGCAGCGATTGAAGCTGAGCGCCAAGCTGAGTTCCAGTACATCCTTGAAAGACGTGAAGCTGAACTTACAACCAAGCTGGACGAATCTACAAAAGAACTTGAGCGTTTTAAAGCCATTCAAGAAAGACTAAAGTTACAGAAAAACAGAATAACTCGTAAAGATTACAGAGAGACAGTTGCGCTTCCTTCTGAGCAAGAGATAACCAATCTTGCTGCCGAAATCAAGAGCTTTACCAAAGAGTTGGCGTCGGTCAAGCGTGAGCTGGTAGAGCAAATGCGTAAGATGTATCGCAACGACACATCAATAGTGGCTGAAGAAGTAGAAGCGCCTGAACCTAAACCTCGTGGCCGCCCACGTAAGATAACTGAAGAAGAAGTTTATGGCGAAGATACTCGCAAGACTTCTGCTATGGAAGATGTGTACAACCCACGAGAAGGCGAAGAGTACGCCCGAGGCGTAGAGTCAACAAGTCCAGACCTGACAGCGGCACAAGTACGTGCGTTGGAGGACAACGATTTGCGCGCCGCCTTTATTGACATGGCCAACGACCCTGCTACATCGCAGGTCAACCGTGCCGTGGCACAACGCCTAGCAGATATGCTTGACGACACCAGTGTGTCGATTCAGAGCCAAGTAACAGACGAGAACGGCAAAGCCGTGCTGGGTTCCGCTACTAGCCGCCGTATTAGTTTGAGCCGCAACGGCGGTTTGTCACAAGAGATTCTGTTGCACGAAGGCACACACGCCGCAGTTGAACGTGTGTTGCAGATGGACGAAAGCAAGCTGACCAAGCAACAACTTGTTGCCAAGCGTGAGTTGCAGGCACTGTATGCGGCGGTTAAGAACGATCCGAAGATTACCAGCGCATCTGCCAAAGGTAGTCTGTCTGAGTTTGCCGCTGAAGTCATGTCAAACCGCACCTTACAGCAACAACTGCAAAGTAAGAAGTGGCGTCTGTCTGACGCATGGGCTGGCTTCAAGAGCATCATCATGCGCTTGTTGGGTGTGGAGCGTCCAGAGACTATGTTTGGTGCAGCACTTCAGTCTGTTGATGCGTTGATGATCCCATCCAGTGTACGCACCGCAGGCGTTGAGCGGACGGTATCCCGTAAGCTGGCACAGAAAGACATTGCCGCGCTACATACGGGCAGTAACTCGATGAAGCAGTTTGCCGAGCAGTTTGGCCCAGAGATCAAACAGAAAGACCGCACAGCGGAAGACGCTGATCGGATTGGTAAGGCCGTGCTTGATAACATGGGGCTGTACCCCTCGCAATACATAAGCGGTGTTGATGAGGACAAGCTGTCAAAAAACACCAAAATTATTATGTCGGACGGCAAACCGTTTGATGAAGACAACCCATTGCACTACGTAGAGGCTGACGCACAAACATATATTAACTTGGCCATAAAAGAAGGCAGTAATCTGGGGAATATGTTAGCCGAACAAATTACAGACAAGCGACGTAAAGACTTGAGCGAACTTGTCTACGACCTTTTAAATACGCCTGAATACACGTACGTTGAACAGGCTTTGGTAGCTAAGGCCGCATCTAAGTACGCTGTACTGTCAGACAAAACAGGACGTTTGAAACTTGCCGAGATTGGTAAAGACAATACGCACAATTTGGCGTTTATTAGTAGCAAAGACGCGGGCGAAGTCATTCGTAAGTTGCGTGAAGGTTTACCACTCAAGCAAGCGTTCCTTGCAGGCATGCAGGAAATGGCTGACCGCAACGCAGAAAACAACGCTAAGAAAGACGGCTGGCAAAAGTTTGACCAACACCTATTGCCTGAGCGACCAGAAGTGCGTGTGCGTTTGATGACGCCAGAAGACATGACGTTTAGCGGTATGCGTTTTGAAATGAAACGCGCAGACAACCCCAACTTGTTTGAAAGAAACGGACAGCCCGTTGACCGCGCAGAACTTTCGGCAGAACTTCAAGCAATTTGGGAAAAAGAAATTTTTGAAAGAGGCGCACGAAGAGGCCCTGTAAGAGCCCCTGCTCGTGTATTAGCACGCCCTGCTCGTGTACCAGCACGCCCTGTTAATCTTGGCGAACAACTTCGGCAAATAGCAAATGCTGTAAACGCCGGGGAAGCCCGCCCACGTACATTTGCGGATTTATTTGATGAAGAAGTTAAGCCCAATGCAGTTCGCGTTTTAAAACTTACAAACGAGCAAGCGGATGTGCTTGAAATGGAGAACGCTCGTTTAGAAATTGAAGGCGAACCAAAGCTGACAACAATTGACGAGACCGCAAAGTTTTTAGATTCTTACTACACCGAAATTTACGCAAACGCAAAAGACATTCAAAAAGCAGCGGAAGAATTAAACGCTGGGGCGGCAAACACATCTTGGTGCACTGGTGGTGACGTACAAACGGCTAAAGGACATATTGAACAGGGTGATTTTTACATCTACTATAAGAATGGCAAACCAGAAGTTGCTGTGCGTATGGATGGTAAAACTTCTGTTGGTGAAGTTCGTGGCAACACCGAGTCTCAAGGTCTTACAAACGAACAAGAACTGATTGCCAAAGACTTTTTGTCTAGTAAAAAGTTTACGGGTTCAAAACAATACATTGATACGCTGGAGCGCAAGCAAGCGTTGACAAGCATTTTAAAAGGCGAAAAAGATTTTGATGTGCCGTTCTTGATGAAGCTGGGTTCTTACGTAGACAGCTCAACCGGCGATGCTAATCCATATGCCATAAAGCGATTGTTAGATTTTTCGGCTATTGACGGCGAAAATTTTGTAGAGCGCCCAGAACCAACCGATGCCGTAATTGCCGCCGTTGGTAAAAAATTAAATGAATCAACAGAAGCAGCCATAAAAGAAGGCCATTTCCTCGGCACTCGCGGTTTTGTAAGTGGTAGTACGTTTCATTATTACATACAAGATACGTACTTTGAAGTTCCTGCCGACAGTGTGCGCACCGCCGACAGTATTCATTTTATAAACAATGCTGTGTACTTACCAAATTTAGAAACATTGAATGTGGCCAATATTTCTGGCAATGCGGTTGTTCATTTGCCAAAAGTTAGAAATGTTGCCGTGGTTAGGTTTGGTGGAGAAGACAGAACTAAACCAGTGTTGGTGCTGGCAGACAACGCGGTAATTAACAGTGTTGAGGTTACCGACAACTACGAAGAAACTAGCCTAGTTAGGTTAAATGCCACAATTAAAAACGCAACGGTTGTTACTAGCATTGAAGTTAACGCCGACTTTACTGCAATTGACTTGTCTTTACCTGACACTATTTACGCGCCTGAAATGACCCCTAAAGCGCGTGAGCGTGCTGTTGCTGACGGAAACTCTATGCAGTTTTACGGGCTTATACAAGAGCTTGATAAAAAACATGAATTAAAAAATATTCAATTTGACGCTGACGACAAGATTGTTAAAACGTTGCGCAAAGCTACAAAAGAAGCACTAGGTCAACAGGCTGTTAATTACGCAGACGGTGACACCAACCAAGACGAAACAACCATGTATGAGTGGCTGTGGAGCGTGCGAGAAGCGTTGGAGCTGCAACATGTTTCTCCAAAGGCAGACATTTTTAAAATTGCCAAGAAAGTAAACGCCGCTTTTGACATTGAAACTGTTGCGCCAGAAGAAAAGCTTATTGACAGCAGAAGCCAGCTTGGAACTGTTGATATCCCCAACCGCATAGCTGACCAACCACCAGTACTGGAGATGATCGAGCCAGAAGAGACGCCACGTTACGCACGGGCTGCGCAGTATGGTGAGGAGAATGCGCTGGTTGACTTGGCCAAAGACATCATGTCCAAGAAGAAAACTTGGAAAGAACAACTTGGCACTAAGCCATTTCTTCAAGCTGAAATGGAGTTGGTTGATATGCGCGCTGGTTTGCGCGAAGCTTTGAAAGCTGGCGCCAAAGAGATTGGCGACGACATGCTGTTTACTCAGGCTATGTCACACATTGTCATGGCCGACCAGAAGATGGCAATGTTAAATGCTTCGCTCCAAAAGGGGCCGATGGAGTTGTACACCGACGAAAAAGGTTTTAAAGGTGTCAGGTCTATTGACAAGGATAACGCGCTTGATGTGTTCAAGTCTGTTGCAGACATTCCAATGGGTGATCCAGAAGCCAAAGCCAACATAGCTACCACCTACATGATTGCCCAACGTGCAATGAACAAGGGCGTGGCCAAGCTAGACCTAGGTGCTCTTGGTGTAACAGAGGAAAAACTTAAAGCCGCGCTTGCCGCAGCCAACGCCGACTCTAAACTTAAAAATGCACTGGAGGCAACCCGTTCTGCATACAACGCGTACAACGAAGGCCAGATTAAGTTCTTGGCATCAACCGGCGCTATTACCAAAGCTGAAGCTGACAGACTGCTGAAAGAGGGTGACTTCATACCGTTCTATCGTGTCAACGAGAATGGTATGGCGCAGTTGGTGTTTAGCGATGAGGTGACTGTAACGATTGGCGACATTCGTCGTCAGCCGTACCTGAAAGAACTAGTGGGCGGTGAGACTCGCATCCTACCAATCACCGAAACACTGCAACGCAATTCTTTGCTCATCATGGACAAGGCGCTGACAAACTTGGCTACCAAGAATCTAGCGTATGCGTTCCAAAAGATTGGCGAAGGTAAGGGGCCTGTGGGCAAAGACGGCAAGCCGACTAGCGCTATGCCTATCCATATTGGTATGGGCCCCGCGTCCCCAGACGTTATTCGCTTTAACCAAGAGCCTAATCCCGACAAACCAGACGACAAGGGCGAGCGTTGGCTACGAGTTAAAACTAGTGACACCGTCATGGGCGGTATCCCTGCCGAGTTAATTGTGAAGAGCTTGGAGGGCGCTCACCTGACGCTTCCCGCGTTCTTGAAGATTGGCGGTATTGCTGGTGACATCTTGCGCTCTGGCGTGACTCGCATGCCAATCTATATTGCGCGTCAGTTGGTTCGTGACCCAATGGCCGCAGCGTTTACGGGTGGTCTGGACTACAACCCCCTGACAGCGGTGGTCAAAGCTGGTAAAGAGTTTGTAGCTTCCAGCCGTGGACAAAGCCCGATCAACGAAGAGATGATTAAAAAGGGTCTGATCCAGAGTGGCATCTTCACTGGTGACCCAGACGACGTTGCTAAAATGGCTTTGCAGTTGGCAAGCGGTAAAGACCAGAGCGTTTTGGATAAAGTGTTTGCCGCAACAGACCGTTACGCAATGCGTGCTGATGCTGCCACCCGTGCGCTGGTGTATGAAAACGCACGTAGAAACGGACTGTCTGAAGTGGAAGCTGACTTGGCTGTACGCGAGTCAATGAACTTTTACAAGCGCGGTCTGTCACCCACAGTGCAGTACGCCAGCCGTTTGATTCCGTTCTTTAATGCGCAGATCCAAGGCTTGAACGTGTTGTACAAAGCAGCCCGTGGCCAGATGCCGTTTGAAGAACAGATGCAGATTCAGCAGAAGTTTTTTAACAACGCATTGCTGTTGGTGGCTACAGGTATTGTCTACGCCATGGCTATGGACGATGACGAGTACTACAAGAACGCTAAACCAAAGGATCGTTACACTAACTTCTTCCTGCACTTACCGGGCGTTGACGAGCCATTGAAGCTGCCTATCCCTTACGAGGCTGGTTGGTTCTTTTCCTTGGCTGTTGCCGCATCTGACGCTATGAAAGCTGAAGTTGATGGCGTCCAGCAGTTGGAAGCTCTGCGTGACATGTTCTTACAGTCAGTGCCGGGCTACAGTTCCAGAGGTGTGCCGCAGATTTTTAAACCCGCGTTTGAGGTCTACAGCAACAAGCGCTTTTTTAACGACTCAGCTATTGAATCGGCGCGTATGGAGAAGCTGTCGCCACAACAGCGGTTTTCTGAAACTACGACCGAAGCGGCTAAGATGTTGAGCAAAGTGTTGCCCGGATTTTCTCCTGTGCAGATTGAACACCTTGCCACAGGTTACTTTGGTCAGTTGCCTTTGATTGTTATGGGCGCGGCTGATGGTTTGTTCCGTAAAAAAACTCGTGGCGAACCTGCTGAGAAGCGTGTCTCAGACTTGCCGTTCATTGGCAGTTCATTCCAAAAGAAATACGGGGGTGCTGATTCTGATGTTATGTACCGCATGGCAAGCGAATCTATGCAAGCCAAGGCTACCTTTGACGACATGCGAAAGAAAGGTCAGGGGCAGGAAGCTAGGGATTTCTTAGAAGACAACCGGGCTTTAGTTGCATCAGCAGCTTTAGCACGTAACTACCAAAACGTCATGGGTAAGCTTCGCACTGATGTTGACCGCATCAATAACATGAAGAACATGACAGGGGCTGAGAAACGTGCAAGGCTAGATAAAATCGATGCGGCACGCCAAGATGTGGCGGACAAGTTTGAGAAAGCTATGAAACGGATTGAGGCTTCCGGTAAAACATAACACCTAGCTTGCCGTTAAGGATGCCCACGCTAGCGTGGGCATCTAGTATTCTGAGAGAAAAAGCTTTCTTCAAGCCCCACTCTTTCATGGCTTCGGTGTCTAGGCAGGGGACAAAGAACCCCTGCCCTTTCTCAACTTTCTCCCACGGAAGGCGCAGTGAGGAGTACTTCATCGGCTTCAATAATCTCACGTCTGATTTTCATAACTGTGACCCGCATCTGTGGCCCTTTGGTCTTGGCCATCATATCTTTCTTAAGATACTCTACGTTGTACAGTTGTTCAAGCTGGCGCTTAAAGGATGAATATCCAAAGCTCATGGTGGCACAGTACGCCTTGAGCAGTTGCTCCTCGATGAAATAGTCGATGTGGTTGGGGATCGGCTCATGCTCCACCCGCCCAAACACCTTGTTGCGTGTGATGGTCAAGTCAATGTCCTTGCCGCTACCCAGTTCAGCCATGAGGCCGCCCTTGCTAGGTTTAATAACTACGAAACTGCCATAGTTGTCACGGGTGTAGGAGTTCAGTACATCCACAGCGGTGCGCACACTGCTCTTCATACTGGCTCGCATGTAGTCCACAGCCTTCTTGTAGGAGTTCAGAATAGGGCGATAGGGTATGTCCACCACGCCTAGCTCTTTAAACGCTTTGAGGGCGCATATAGAGCATCCAACCCCTGCCATCCAGAAGCGCTCATCGTTGGTCGCCTTGAACTCAGTGTACATACCGGCAACGGCTTCGCCCACCATCTTAGGGAACTGATCCACATTGTCAGCAAGGTACTGAGACAGGGCGTAGCCCGCTACTGCATAGTTGGCTTGCAAGGACTTGATGATCTCAATCTCGTGTGGCTCCCAAGACAACTCGTCCTCAAGCACAAACTCAAGCAAGCGGCGCAGTTCACCCTCAGATGAATGGGTACGGCCACCAGTCAAATAGTCCACGATGTGGGTGTTAGATGACATCAAAGCGTTGGTCATCCAAGTTGACAAGTTCAGGCGCTCTTTGTTGGAGCCAGACTCCATACGCTCTTTGCCACGGCCTTCGGTCATGTCCAATAGGAACTCAGGCAACCACTCGAAGTCGTCTCGGTTCTTGGATGTGATCTCGTCAGTGATAAGCGGGTGGCTGTTGAGCAGACCCAAGCGCTGTTGCATAGCCACAGGAGATGTGCTCTTGCCTGTGCGGTAGTGGGTTGGGTGTCCCCAGACCGATGCTGCAGCCTCCAGAGCAAGCGTCTTACCCGTACCAGATTCGGTACTGGCACAGTGGTATGTCATGCCGTAGATACCTGTGAAGCGCATGAAAGGTGCGCCAGCACCCGCAAGCAAAACGGCTAGGTGATCCCACATCTTCTTGGCAATCATCATCTCTATGAAGATGCGCCACTGCTCCATAGTGCCACGAGGCTCGGTGTTCTTGGTGATGTTCTCCAAGCCCGGCATTGGGACTTTGACTGGGGGTTTACCCTTAGTGAAGATACGACCCGCAAATACATACGAGTTGTCAGGTTGCCAACCATAGCTATCGGGAACTTTGATTGGTACTTTGTTAGTGCTAGATTCTTCCACGCATGCCCTCACATATTCAAATAAGTTTTTGTCATTGTTGGCACCAAAAGCCGCCACTATGTTTTGGCTTGCCAGTGCTTTCACCGTTTCGTCTTTGCTGACCACCGCCTTCTGCGGCATGGTTACGTTTATCGCCCCTTCAGGTCTGAGCGCAATCAGGTGCACAGTGTGGTCGTTGTTGCTATTGAGGATGTCCACCACGAACAACTCGTAGGGCAACAGCATCACTTGCTTCTTGGACTTGACGCCCTCGTCATCTTCTACTATGCGCTCCATGAACACGCCGCCGTTCGTGCCGTAGGCGTAACCCCGTGGCGGTGTTGGGCGCATGACCTTGACGACTTCTTTCGCAGTGACTGTGCTGTCACTTGTCAGCTTGACCTCGATCTCTTTCTCTTCCACCTCAACAGACAACTCGCGCCCTAAGATCAGGGGGTTGGTTATCTTGCCCCAGTGTGAGCACGACTGGCACACTCCGGGGTTCTCTGAGTCCATCTTGACGCAGGGGTATGGCCCCTTGATGCTTTGCAGCTTCTGGTTCATGCGCTCAGGCTCATACGGATGCATCTTGCTTAGCCACACCGCCGCCTTGTTGCCGTCCTCACAAACCTTTGTCCATGACAGCAAGCCTCTCCAAATCGGCTCCATGCCGTCCTCGGTTGCATGCTCCACGTAGTTCGCTAACTGACCACAGCCACGACCATTCTGCGTAGCAAGCCAGATAGGTTTGAACTTGGTTATGCTGTTCTCATACAACTTAACTGTCGTAGCCGAGGGCGTTGCCTTGGCTGGGCGCTGGCCGGGCAAGTCAAGTGATGGCATAGCTACAGGCTCATATACTGAGCCTGTCAGTTTCTCTCGGATGAGAGTTGCCAGCCCCTCGAAGCTGAACACATCGCCTTCAGTCAGTATGCGCACAGGGCGCGGCGTTGCGTACTTCTTCTTGAAGTTGGTGGTATCAGGCACACGCAAGACTCGGGCGGCGTCAGCCGTCACGGTCATGTCGATGGCCATGTTCTCCTGCTTGCACAGGCGTTTAAAGTTCTCAGCCACCGGCTTCCACGAATCAATAGGAACGGCAGTGAGTAGCGGCCAGTAGCAGTGCAACCCGCCACCAGAACCCACCACATAGGGCGTACCCAAGGCATCAAGGCCAGTCTTCTCCAAGAACGCATTGAGCGCAAGGGCGGCATCTTTCTTCGATGCGTATCCATCCATGTCGATGAACAGGGACTTTACATACCTTGCGTTGGTAGCTTGCCGATTGTCTTCCTTGCCAAAGGTAGCCAAGGCAAAGTAAACATCCAACTTGCTATCGTGCCAACCTTTGATTGGCGTTGTTGTCTGATCGAGCGAGTCAACAAAGACATGCTCTTTCGTCCTAGTTAGTTCTGCTACGCAGTACCGACCAAATTCTGGCGGCGGCAGAACAACCGCTAAAAACTCAAGCGGAGTCATTCAAGTCCTTGCGGTCAGAAGAGTTCGAGTTGGCGTGTGTCTTTAGTTGTTGACCCGTCAGGTGGGGCCATCACAGTCAAGCGTCTAAGAACTTCTAGTTGCCACTCCTTGGGCAGTCCGGTATCAAGTTCAATGAGTTCAGCGCTAAACCGAATTAGCTCTTGCGTGGTGAGGGATCGAGGTTGTATTCCGTACATATTTTTCTCCATGCCTCGTCCGCTGTGCGTGAGGTCTTCATTATGTGAGTTAAGAATTCGACGCGGTTACGATAGGCCACGAACACCTCAGTGCCAGTGAACCAGTTGTAAACAGTCTGCCTTGAGACGCCCAGAGCATAGGCAATCTTCGTGACCGGAAAGTCAAGATGGATCGCCCAACGCCCAAGCTGGTTGCCCAGAGACTTGGGTGTCTTCGCTACCTCGTCAATTATTTTTTGTGAGTACGCCATGTGTTTAAGGTGGGGGTACTAGCCGCTCGTCCGCAAGCATGTTGCACGACGTTCCCCCCGATTTAGTTACTCATCGTCCCAATCAGCAACGATGTCGGCCAGCTTGTTCTTCTTAGCTGGGGCGGCTTCAACCTTGGCAGGAGCCTTGCGAACTTCGGGTTCCTCTTCGGCCTCAACCTCAACCGCCTTGGCTTTCTTGGGCTTAGCGGCTTTAACTTCAGCCATAGCTTCGGCCTCGTCTTCATCCAGCATCTTGCCCATAGGACGTTTGCCTTCTAGAGCCAACGGAGCAGGGGCAGTAACGCCATCCACAGCCGCAGGGGTTGAAGATACAGCCTTTTCAGCATCCTTTGATGTGCTCTGAGTCTGCACAATCTCGTACTCGTCATTAGTCAACCAACGCACAGGTGCAAAGATCAGCTTGGGAGACTCAGCCTTGGTGTCGAACTTCATGCGGGTCACGATGGCATCCAAGTTAACAGGGGGAGTCTGAGCCGCCATGAAGCGGGCGTATGCCTGTAGTGGGCGCTTGTCGCCTTCTTCCTTGCCAAAGATGGATGTAGCTGGCAGAGTAACTTGCAACACATCGCCTTCAGGGTTGTTAGCCAAAACCACAGCCAAACGCTGTTGGTAACGGCAAGCACGGCTATTACCATTGCCCGACCCAGCGATGTTCTGTGGGCAAGCGGCGCAGCTAGAAGCCTGTGGGTTCCTCACGCCTGCATCGGGCTTGTCACCATCACCAGAGGTGCAGTCAGGGGGTGCAGCCGCCGCGTCCTTGTCGTAGGAGCCTGCGTAGAAGATACGGCTGACCTTGGGGGCAGCCTTGACCACGATCACATCCAAGAAGCGCTCATCGATAGCGGCAACCTCTTTGCCACCAGCAAGCAGACGGAACACGCCACCCTTGATGGAAACGCGCTTCATGCCGGCACTGGTGTTGACACCGCCAGCCAAGGCCAAAGTAGTTGCAGACAAAGCCGCGTTCTTAGCGAACGACGGCACATTTGAGGGGTTGAACATTGCAATATTGCTCATTTTGATTTCCATTTAAGTTGGTTTACGTACAGAGATATCGTACTCAGAGGCTGAGTTAAGTCCGGGCGGTACGACCCCGGGGTTTTCTTCCAAGAACTGCTTCATGTTGGTCTGTGCAATACGCTTCTCCAAAAGCTCGATGGCTTCGTGGGCTATGACGAACTTCTTGAATTCATCCCAGTCCTGTGTGGAGTAACGCGTCTTTACAGACAGCACGACAGTGCCCTCGGTAGTGCGTACAGATGTGACGCCCATCGTCTTCATCTGGTCTTTCATTGCGTTCTTGATCTCTTCCTGTTGCGCCTTGAGCACTTCGACTTGCGTGTCGTACTCTTGGGTTAGGTCGGCAATCTTGCTACGCAGTTTGCGGTAGATTTTTGCTAGCTTGTCTAGCGGTACTAAGTCTTCTGACACTTGCTTCTCCTGTTTAATTATTGTCTAAGGTTGGACAGTTTACACGTAATTCAATTGGTTGCAACCCCCTTTCATGATTTAATTTCAGTTTCAAACATGTCGGTAAGAAGTAAGTTATCGCTAACTTTCCCTGCCAACGCACTAAACATCTTCCTCTCAATCGCGCTACCCTGAATGTGGATCACAGTAACTTTGTCTGAGTCCTGCCCCTTGCGGTCAGCACGGGCACAGCACTGGATGTACTGCTCAACACTCATCAGTGGCCCGTAGAACACCACAGTATCAGCGGCAGTCAGCGTGATGCCGTGAGCAGAAGCCGCAGGCTGCATGACCAGTACACGCGGGTCAGCTTCAGTCTGGAAGCGATTGATCGTTTGCCCACGCTTGCTTGGCGTTACGTCCCCGTGGATGCACTCATTGACAATGCCCTTCTTGGTGAGGTATGTGCTGATGGTGTCGATGGTGCTACGGAACAAGGCGAAGATGATGACCTTGCGATCAGTCTCCTCCAGTATCTCCTCCAGTACCGCAAGCCTAGGGGCAGAGTCAAACTCAACAACTTCCTTGTCGTCTGTGTAGGCCGCACCACAACTGATCTGCAACAGCTTACTCACACCAGCGGCGGCATTGACTGCTGTGATGGTCTCCCCTGCGGTCTGCACAAGCATACGTTCTTTGAGAAGGTTGTAGTACTTGGCTTGCTGCGGGGTCAACTGCACCTCACGCGTCATGGTAATGACAGGCGGTAAGTCTAGGCACTGTGCTTTGGTATAGCGAATGGCTGGCTGGAGAGCCTCATGCACCTTGTCCTTGGCATCAGCCTTGGGCGCCCACTTGAACAGCGTCACCTTGTTCATCACTTTGTCGCGCCACGCAGTAAAGAACTTAGGCACACCATCAGGGTTAACCAACTTAGCCAAGCCATACGCATCCACTGGTGACTGAGACGCTGGTGTGCCCGTCATCATCCACAGGTACGTGGTTGGCGTAAGGATTGAGTTAAGAGACTTCCATCTGCGTGTCGTGGGTGTCTTGTATGCGTTGGCTTCGTCAACAATCACAAGGTCAAAGCGGCCATCGTTACGCACCTCGTCGGCAATCAGGTTCAAGCCTTCGTAGTTGGTAATCACAATCTCGTAGTCACGCTGGATCATCTCAATGCGCCGACTAGCCTGAGCATGGTGCGCGATAACGGCAGAGCGATGAATAATACTGTTGTTAAGGTCACCCATCCATGCGCTATGCATGATGGACAAGGGGCACAGAATGAGAACCCTGCGCACCTTACCTAACTTCATCAAGTAGTCAGCCGCCCACAATGCAGACAGTGTCTTGCCCGTGCCGGGTTCGGAAAACACGAAGGCTCTTCTGTACAGCGTGAGGAACGCTGACGTCTCGATTTGATGAGCCATTGGCGTGTATCGCCCCGGCCAATCGTAGCGCCTAGTGATAGGCGAAGGTACATCTTTTACACCTAGGTTACGCAAGACCCGCGCTTCATCAAGACCCCAGTACACAGCAACATCATAGCCTCCGTCTGCACGAAGCATGGCTTTGCTCTTAGGGATGATTGAGTATTTGTGCGGGTTCCTTGTTCGTAAGATAAGTGCTCTGTCTTCTACAATTTCCATTGCTTCTCCGAGGATTATTTATTGTCTGCTCTGTTGGCAGATTTGCTACGCATACGCAAGTTACCTTTGGCTGATGTGCCGCCTGAGCGCATGGGCGTGATGTGATCCACATCTTTGCCGTCACCCTTGGTGGCTGCTCCCGTCTTCTCCATCATCCGGCGAGCCTTAACGCGCTCTGCTCGCTTCTTGATCTGATCGGGTTTGCCTTGGTAGTTAACGTACTCTGACCGATAGTTTCTTGTGGCCATGATTGTTCCTAATGCTTAGGGTTGAACTCACAGCCAGTGACCTGACACCAGCCGCATAGTGGGGTTTGATTTGGGTTCCATACGTCTGTCTCAAAACATGCTTCAAGACGCGCAGTACGCTCACGATACTTCCACCAGAAGGCTTCAGATTGATCGCGTGTCATCTGCATCTTCACCATATCATTTTTTACGATGAACAGCAACGCAGAGTTAACCTTACGGATGTGTGGGAAGTGTTGGAACACCATGAGCGACATTAGTACAAGCTGATCCCTGTCGGGGTACTTGTTGTTGCCGGTCTTCCAGTCGCCCACCCATGCCGTAAGATTCTCGTCGTCAACGATCAGAATGTCAGCGATGCCCCGCACCCAAACATCAGGTGCTTTCCAGTTAGTAGGCGTAAGGTCAGCGCGTAGCGCCATCTCATACTCTGCTAGCTTTCTTCCGGGCTTCTTGAGCATGGCGTCCACGACAGGCTGGAACTGCTCGTACTCAGGCGGTATAGGCTTTTGATCCCTGATGTAGTCTTCAATCGCCTGATGTACCTGATTGCCGTACCGCGTGGCTTCAGTCTCTTGGAAGGGGTACTTCTTTAAGACCTTGACCTCGTGATACCTGCGCTGGCAACCTTCAAAATCTTTAAGGCTGCTGTGTGACCATGCTGGTTTTTTCATTCGAACTTCGCTGTGTTAATGGCTCTGTTAAGCCGTGTTGCAAACGCCGATACAAAACGCTCGTCACGATACAAAGGGCTGTCCATGTCATGCAAGATTGCATGCGTAAGCTCATGCCAAAAGGTATCACCGACTTCGTGCTTTGTGAACGGCTTGCCTGTGTGGTTGCGTGTACCGATACGAATGTGCTGCGCGTCATAATGCACACGCCCCATGTAAGTCTTATCGATCATAGCTTCAATGACTTCCACGCTGTACCACCGCCTACCTACTCTTATTTTTGTTGGTAACTTCAATACTGCTTCTCCTAGTTTTTTGCTAACCCATAACGACGATGCGCGCCACCGTCAGCGGACAATGGTATGCCTTGCATATAGCTTGGCTCCATAGTCATCTGCGCCAAGACCCAAGTCTTAGCTTCCTCTACCTCGGCATCAGGTACAACAGCGATCAATTCGTCGTGCACTGTGCCTGCTATGAAGTATCTTTTGGATACCCGTAGCATTCCGTCAGTCATCACAATACGCGCCAGCGCTTGCGTGACATTGTTTGTTACCTTGCCTGCATACAACTTGGTTGCATCGGCGCCGTAAACCCACTGGTCTCTACCCTTCTCATCCTTCTCTCGTCTCAGAGCAGGGTAGTGCAAGCTCATTCCATTGGGTAATTCTATACGACCCTTGCGAAACGTCAAGCACTTGTATGTGTAGTCGTTGCCATCGTACAAAGCCGACTCAATCTGTCTCTCACACATCTGCCAAAAGCCCACAACAGGGTACGCTGTAGCTCGGTAGATATCAATGATGCGCTTGGATGCAACGGCATGCATGGCTAACTCGTACAGGCTACAGGTATGCGGGATATCCCTAAGCTTGGCTTCGGTGTCTTGCCAACTCAGGAACTCGATCGCCTTCTTCTTGCTTACGCCAAGTTGCCGCGCAAAATCCGCCTCGTATCGCACTGGCGGTGCGCCTAGGAACCCCGTAGTAAGTTGAGATGCGAAGGATGCCCAGCCAAGACCGTATCCACAGCCAAGCAACGCGCTCTTCGCTGACTGCCGAAGGTCAGGGTGAGATTCTTTACTAAGTCCGGGTATGTTAAACATCTGCGCACCGAACGCGGCGTAAGGGTCACCACCGGCCCTGAAGATTTCCAACATGTCTGTGTAGTCTGAAAGCCATGCGAGAACTCGTGGCTCAATCTGCGATAAATCGCCGACGACGAGTTGGTGGCCAGCGGGAGCCATTATCGCTTTGCGTAGAAACGAGCCTCGCTTGAGGTTCTGCATGTTAATGGCCGAACCCTTGCTTGCTGTCCACCGACCCGTCTGCGCACCGTAGTAAGAAAGCGGAACAGGGAGCGCACCCCTTTGGCTGATCTCAAGGAATCGCTGTGCTCTGGTTCTCTCCGTGGTAGATTTAACCCGAAGACGCGCTTCACATAGAAGGGCAACGTCTTCACGTTCACTGTTGAGTAGCGTTTGAAATAGGGCATCGCTTTTAGCGAGTGCGAGTGTCTCTTTCCCAGTCGTCTTACTTGTCTTGGTTGGCGGAACCACATTGAGTTTCGTAAGTAGTGCAGCAAACTGCTGATTCGACGCCAGTGCAGTTTCCACCACGTCGAGCTTCTGTAATAGGGCTTCACGTTTTTCCTTTTCGTCTAGTATGGCGTCGGTCAGCATGTTGGGGTCAAGCTGCAGCACAGGGCGCGTGTACATCTTCAGCGTCATGTCGATGAGCCTGAGTTCACTGGATGGGTAGCCCTTGGCCAAGCGTTTGAATATCTCCTCGCACAAGTACACATCGTGTGCGCAGTAGTCGGCTAACTCTTTCTCCATGGCAGGCGTGAGTTCTGTATAGCCGTTGGTGTTGTACACAGCAGTGCCCTTGGGAGGCAGGCCGAAGTCCTGTGCCAGCTTCATCAATGAATTGCCAACCTCAACACCCCGTAGAGCACGAGCCATGGAGAGAGAATCAAAGATAAAGCTTGGATGCCAGTCATATACCCATTCCAATATAGATATATCGAACTGAGCGTTATGAGCCAGAACAGCAGTAGTAGACTGAGGATAGCAAGCCAAGATGCGAGGCAGCTCTTCTCCCCTGTACCACTGTGTTGGCTTGTCTGATCCGTACTCATGGATGCAGGCTCCAAAGGCTTTGAATCTTGGGTCACGTATGTACTCCTCTGTTGTCATTTTGCTGAGCGTGTAACCTTCCTTGGTGTCCCAGTAGGTTTCTAGGTCAACTGTAATAATTTGTTTGTATGGTGCACTCACTTCTTCTCCTTCGTGTAAAGTGGGATTGGTTTGTACGTGCTAGGCGGTTTCTTCCATCTGAAGTATTTGTGCCCCACAGCGTTCTCACAAAGGTATCCAATGGGCACAGGCATAGTTATTGAGATCGTGCCTGACTGTTTGGGCTCAGGTGTTTCCAAATACTTTGCATACACGTGGTCGGCAACAAGCGCAGCAAAGTGTTCAATGTCGCCATGCAGGGTCAGGCCATTGGCCTCAATCAAGTTGATAATTTCGTCTTGTGTCATGCGTTCTTCTCCTTGAGTTTGGCTTGAATAGCGAGACCGATGCGTACTTCTTCAACGGACTTGCATCCAAGCGATAGCCATTCCTCATCCGTCAGCCCAACCCAAGGGCGCTCAATGACGTCATGCCCTGCTTGCGCATAGGCTTCGGCTCGCCATCGGGCGGCTCGGTTCTTGTGGTACTCACAGTTTGGGCAATCGTTCAATTAAAATTCTCCTTGGGTGGTGCGTCTAGGACGTTTAGAAAGCCGAAAAAATCGTTTGCCGCCAACATGAGTTGCGACGCCTCCATCTCATTACAGTTTAGGGTAACGACTCCTGCTAGCTGATCTTCGGCACGACCCACTATGACGACAGCTTGCGCCCTGCCTTCGCCGTAGCACATTACTAGCTTGTGTATGAGTAGTTTGAAGTGTGCCTGTTCCTCATCAGACATACCCTTGACTCTGCGCTCAAGCTCCTCTTGGGTCATCATGTCTTCATAAGCCACTTCTTTTCTCCCTGAGTAGTTGTTGTAGTTCATCTATGTTGCTCTCCCGTGCAATGTATGTTGTTCCGCCTGCGTTGTGTATGCGATTGAGTTCAAGGTCTTGCAGGGCTGTTGTCTTGCCACTGCCAGCTTTGCATTCGATCGCTATGAAGTGTCCGTCCATGCAGGCTATGATGTCCGGAATACCTGCCCGACCAAAGCCGTTGGCTGGTGGCATGAAGTGGTAGATGCCCAGCTTGTCTAGCATCTCACGCACCCGCTTCTTGACTTTGGATTCAGGTGTTGCTGCCATTGTGTACCTTAGTCATTGATCTCTCTCCTTTGATTTATAAATATGTTATCAGCAGGATTGCTTGGACGCTCAAACACTGCGTAGTAGTTCTTTGGACGAGTGCGCATGACACGGCGTAGCCAGTCAGCGCCCCCCATCTCTTGGAACTTTTCCCACTCAGAGTCAGACATTCGTATGTACCTTGGCGTTAAGGGTTCGGGAGGCTTGGGTCTTGGCATGCCGCAATGCTCCTTTGTTTAGCTTCTACACACTCTTGGCAGATGAATCTGCGTATGCCCTCAATGCCTTTGCCCATCATCTTTTCTGAGCCGCCTTGACGGGGTTTGTCTTTCTGACATTTCCAACACATAAACCCTCGCTTGTTTAACCACTTTGTAAAATTTCGCTGTGGGCTAACTGCAAAGTTGTTGCTATCCATAACACTAAAAGAGCCGTTGCCTTTCATGATTTCATGTCCCTCACATACGTGGCAAAGCTATGGGCTGTGTCGCCAAAGGCAATGCGCATGGCATCGAACTCTAGCGCTACCTCTTCAAGCACAGCGTTGCGTATCATTGGGTAGTCCTCTTTGATCTCATTCTTAGGCATACTAAAGATGCGGTCAAAGTCTTCTTTGTTGAAACTTGCGTCACTCATTGTGTTCCTTTACTGATTCTAAAAGTAGGATGTGCTTGATTGTGTCCAACACGCCCAGCACAGTTGAAACGTGTATCGCGCCTTCGTATTTTTCAATGGTCTCGGCTATCTCTTGGGTCAGACCCTCAATCAATTCGGCTTGCAGTTGAGTTGAGTTCATTTTTGCCTCTCTTTCAGCATAGCGTCTGCTAGTTGGTACGCAACGTTTGCTGCAAACTCGGCGTCTTCTTCATCGTCCCAAAACCATGCTTCACCAAGTTCCTTGTTGTACTGCTGTGTGTTTAGCTTCACCGCAGTGGGCAATGCCTGAGCCGCAAAGTAATCACGCAGAGACATGCCCATGTTTATCATCATGCCCGTATGATCTTCTGCGACCAACGGAAATGCCGGTGTGTTTTTATCTTTCATCTTAACCTCCAAACATATGCTTCAAGTGGACATACAACTCATGCGCCTGATACACAGTCATGTCCTTCAAAATATCTTCGGGCGAACGTGTGCGTACAAGGGACACGAAAGCTCTGCGCTGTGGTGCAGGAGCCGTGGAAAAAGCAGCAGAGGCATCCAATGCGGCTTGGCTAGGCGCAGGCATATTCTCTAGCCGCTCCTTCAACAACGCACCAATGCCTGTTACGTCACGCTTAGTGTACTTGCGCTTAGGCACAGGCTCAGCTTTGGCTTCCATTTTCTTGATGGCCTTGAGCGATTTGATTGGGCGGTACTCGTCAACGTCGGCGTAGTACAAGTTGTTGGTTTCGTGAACCATGTTGTTGCGACGTAACTGTGCAATCAGGCTAGACACAGAGTCTGATCTGAAATCTTGACGCTCCAGTGCTTCTATGATTTCTTTTCGCGTGGAGCCGGGATTGTCTTTGATGTATTGGAAGGTTACGCGTGAGACGTTGTTTGTTACGCCAAAAGTTTTTTTCATGGGAATTTCCTGAGTTGATACAGTTTTGTTGACAGTAGTGTTGATAGTAGTAGAAGGTGGGGAGACTGTCTCCCCATCGTCATCCCACTGTTGTAAGGTTTTGCTAAGCGCTTGTTTGAAAGCAGTTTGAATGTCAGGCATTTGAGGTTCCTCCAGTTAGTAGCATGACGATGACAATGAAAGCGATAAGTCCGATGGACTGTATGGTGGTGAGCAAGAGGTCGTCCATTACCCGCTTGTCACCAAGCAGCACACCCTGAACCCAATCGGATTCAGGGGTACATTCAGGGGGAGGTTGGGTGTATAGCAAGCCGATCTTGACCTTACCTGTGTCGTAGGGTGGGTTGTTCATTATTTTCTCCTTGAGTGAGTATTATTTGTCCAAGAGTAGACAGAAGTCAATAGGGTCTCCAATAAAAAAGATCCGTTATTAGTACAATTACTGCAACTAAAAGTACTACTCTCTCTAGTTTTTCCCATGGTGTCATCATGCCTCGTCCTCCATGTCATCGGCTATCAAACCAAGAACCCACTCAGCTATCTGCTCCTCGGTGTGGTACGAAAGAATCCAGTCAGCCAAGGCGTGTACTGGGTTCTGCATGATGCAGTCGTATAACGACTCCAATGCTTCCTTGCCGAAGCGTGCTTGTATTTCTTCTGGTGTCATTCTGACTCTCCTTCTGTTAGTGATATCCCTAATCTATCCATCACATCGAGCAGTAGGGTGTGTACGTCTGCAATGTGATGCGTGTTGTTTGCCCTGTATTCAACAGGGTTGTCTAGGTAGTCCCGCAGGTCTGCCTCGATACAGCGCAGGTGTAGCGCAATGCTGTCTTTAACTTTCATCTTCTTCTTCCTCCTTTACTTCATCTACATACGCTGGGTTGCACGTTGTGTGCCTGTACAGCATGGCTTCCTTGAGTGCGTCATGCACGTTGTCGAACACGCCAAGCAGCGTGTCGTTATGGTTGCGTACTTCAAATTTCATTGCAGTTCTCCTAAGTTAAGGTGTACCCACTCGGTCATGCTTGCATCGACATAATCGATCGCGTGTATCTCGTGGTCGTCGAAGGTGTAGACCTCCGTCTCGGGGTCGCACTGCTGTAAGTGCGCGATCAGTTCTTTGACTTTCATTTAGTTTCTCCTTGGGTTAAAAATGCGGGGGCGAACCCCCGCTACACATCAAGTCAACAGTGCAGGCAATGTTGGCTTGAACGATACAGGTGTGCGTACATCCCATTGCAGGTAGTAGCACATCACCTCGGCAACGATGCCGACTGAGCCATACGACTTGGTCACTGAACTGATAAGACCAGACGCATCGCCCTCCATCAGCATATCGTAGATGCCCTGCTCGGCAAAGCATAAGTCATCACGATGTGTGTAGCTCAGAGGCGAAGGCTTATAGCAGTGCAGTAGCGTAGTGATTGTGTACGCAGGCATCTGGTCAAGCCATACCTCCATCGTCTCTACGTCAGCCTCGGTCAACGCACAGGCAATGTCGTCAGGGGTAGGCTGAACGAAGCCATCCTCGTCATCAGGAAAGTCATACGCTGTCTCGTCGTAGTTGGCGCTGTGTGCGCTGACCAAGCGGGGCTTGATACCGAAGCTTGCGTTGTAGTCGTACATCTCGTCGTACTCGTCGTCCATGTAGCTGCCGTAGCTGCTCGTGTAACTGTATGACTTGAGTGTCGCACTCTTGTAGCTGGGGATCAGGCGTGATGGAGACCACGCATAGGTATTGCTGAACCACAGTTCCTCGTGCTCGATGCCCTGATCGAAGTTGACGTGTTGCATACGACCCTCGCCATTCATGAACACAAAGCGATTGTTGCCGATGAACTCCTCGAGCATATCAACGAAGCCCTTGTCATACACGAGGTCAGGTGACGCAGACACAGCGGTGTGCAAGTAGTCATTGATGAAGTGCCACGTATCTGACTTGGTTTTGTCAGCAGTATTGCCTGTGTGCAGGATGCCGTTGTGCATCATGGCGATGTAGCCAGGAATCACATCATACGGATGGCAGTTAATCATGTCAGTCTTGCCGTGCGTAGTCCAGCGGAAGTGAATGGCAATCTCACGATCGTCATTAGGCAAGCGCTGAATGAATGCAGTAGCATCGCCAAGATTCTTAGGCAAAGTCTTGGTAACCTTCAGTCCCTTGGCAGTGCCGTACATAAAGCCGATGCCGTCAGGGTTGGATGTGAAGATGTCGCTCAGTAGCCCGTGCGTGTTGAGCAGGGTTGAACGAACTTTGGAAGACTTGCCAGTAATAATTAAACACATAATGAAACTCCTTGATGTAAAAGAATGGGGAGAGTTACTCCCCGTTT